ACCATGCCCGGGATCTCAACCTGATATTCCTCGCCGGGAATCATGACCGTGAAAATGATCGCTATGATAGCGTGACGATCTGGCCGTTAAGGGCGTTTGCGAACGTTGTTGTCGAGCCTGAGATCGATACGGTGAACGACATCGTCTACGTTCCATGGCTGTACGATCAAGAGAAAGCGCTGAAGTTCCTGAAGGATCAGAAAAAGGAACGTGAGATGTTGATGTTCCATGGTGAGCTCGATGGCGCTGAGGTCGGGCCCACGGACTACATGCTCAAGTCGCGCTACACCGAGACATCACTGGGTGTCGGGCGCTATGCACAGGCATTCGCAGGACATCTCCACAAGCGGCAACTCGTACACGGTGTGTTCTATCCAGGCAGTCATATCGCAAAAGATTTTGGTGAACTCGAGCAGGACAAGGGCGTACTCTACGTCGATCCAGATGGGAAGGTAACACCGATCATGTTGCACTCACCGAAGTTCGTGGTGATCCATAACGCCGAGAGCCCTGATGATCCAGGGATCAACTGGGATAAGATTCACTGGAAGCATCTTGAGCAGGAGTTGAAGGGGAACCTGGTTCGCATCTTTGTTCCACATGTCCTGGATCCGTCGATCGTTAAGCGGCTCGAGTCATGCAATCCTCGCTATCTCGACATACGACCAGAGCGTGTAGATAAGGAACAGATGGTCAGACTCCAAGCTGCTGGGTCACGATCATTCAAGGATCTGGTTGAGGGCTACGTGATGCATCGTAAAATCCCTGATGATCTGCGAGAGGAATATGTGAGCTATGGGATTCAGAAGCTGGAATCTTAGAGTGTGGATCCAGTGCCCATACTGCTACAGTGATGATGTTGAGGATCGTGGGCAGACCCGGTTCTGCAAGAACTGTCGGAGTGAGTGGAACAAAGGAAAATGATCGAGCTTGAGTTGCTCTGTATCAAGAATTTTATGCCGTTTGTGGGTGAGTACGAGATCCCACTGAGTGGGCAGGGCGTTGTCTTTGTCGTCGGAGAGAATCGTGTCTCGAAGATGGCGGGATCCAATGGCACCGGTAAGACCGCCTTGTTCGATGGGATCACGATAGCCTGCTACGACAAACTGCTCAAGGGAACATCAGGCTCGCGTCTGATCAACAACGACTGTGATGAGATGCTGATCCAACTCTATTTCAAGGTGAACAAGAAACCCTACGTCGTCGAGCGTGAACAGAGCGGGAGCAAGCGACGCTGGGAGGTCTTCAGTCTGAATGGGGGCAAGGAACTACTCGGCGGTGGTGAGAAAATCGCCACTCTGTTCGGACTCTCATACAGGGCATTCACGCAGACCATTTTGTTTGGAGTCAGCGAGGAGAAAAATTTCGCTGGACTCTCTGATGTCCCACGCAAGCAGATCTTCGATGACCTCTTGGATCTTGCGTTCTTTGCAGTCTGCCGAAAGCATGTCGAAGATGAGGCCAACAAGATTGGTGGAGAGTTGCAAGAGGTTAAGGCTGATCTGGATGTAATCAACGCGCAACTTGAGACGCTCCAGGGTGAGCGGAACAATCTCGAGAATTCACGTGAGCGAGCCGAGATCGATGCGCTACATCAGTGGCTTGATCGGCATGGTGAGCGTGTACACCTCTATGAGGAAATCAACGCGCTCTTCGTCAGGCTGATGGTTGCTAAGGAATCTCAAGTGCGTCGGCAGGAGATCCTTGATGATTCGATGACGATCGCGGCACTGCGAAATAGACTTGATCGCATCAGTGAATCCATACATCGGAGTGTTGCCAAGATTCGGAGTGAACAAGATTTGGTAGTCAATGCTGCACAGTGTTCAATGTGCCGCCGTTCGATTGGACCGTCAGAGCGCGGTGCCGTTGATCAACACTTTGCATTGGAACTCAGACCACTCTACGATGAAATTGGACGGCTTCAACTCTACAACAGTGAGTTGGTTCACATCATCGCAGTCTGGCCTGCCTCACAAGCTGACGACGATTATGTCTTGCTCCAGAATAAACTTCAGCGAACTCTCAGGGAGACTCAAGACCTAGAGCGATACGCAAGCCAGCTTGATGAGGCGCGATTCATGCGCCAGGCTGCTGATGAAATGTTGGAGCGCATCGAGAAGTTGGCCAAGGATCGCGTCAGACTTGAGGGGCGGGTGAGTGAGTTGACCAAGGCGTTGGATCTCCGGGACTTCTGGGTGGAGGGCTTTGGGCATAAGGGCATGAAAGCGATGATGCTCAGAGACTACGAGGGATTCATCCAGAGTCGGCTCGAGAGCTACAGCCAGAGTCTGACTGCCGGTGAGTTGATTCCGCGATTCTCGGCGCATCGCATCCTGAAAAGTGGTGATGTTCGAGAGGAGATCACATTCGAGGTTGAGAACAAGTACGGGGCGAAGGTCTACGATGATCTCTCCTCAGGGGAGAAGCAGCGCGTGGATCTCTGCCTGGTGTTGGCCCTTCAGGATCTGACACGTGAACTCCATCATGGTCGATTCTCACTGGCCTTGTACGATGAAATCTTTGAACACCTCGATGAGGCGGGGTGCGAGCGCGTGATGGATCTCCTGACTACGCAGCGGCGTGATTTCGGGAGCATCTTCTGTATCTCCCAGAATCCGAAGCTCCTCTCCTACCCATCGGATCATGTGATCCGGGTCGTCAAGACCGAGAAAGGTAGTGCGATCTATGTCGAGTGATCATCTCACCGGTGGGACGGCGAATGTCCTCTACGCGGCGACAATTCAGGATGTGATGAGCTATGGGGAGTGGGTCGCCCCACTCTTGAACAAGACATCGCCGAGTGCGTCGCACAAGACGATCGAGCTCATTGGGCTCAGGATGGATCTGGACTATCCGCGGTCACGAGTGATTGCTAGTCAGGCTCGTCCGATCAATCTCGGTTTCGCGATCGGCAATTTCCTCTATCAGTTCATGGGGAGTGATGCAGTCCAGCCACTGCACTACTACAATCCAATCACGGGCAAGTTCTCTGACGATGGCATCTCACTCCATGGTGCCTACGGGCCGCGTATTCTCCCGCAACTCACGCGGGTGATCGAGATGCTCAAGGCCGATCCAACTTCGCGTCGGGCAGTGGTAACGATTTTTAATGGGGCGATGGATCACATCGACTCGAAGGATATTCCTTGCCCGATTTCGATGCAGTTCTTCATTCGGCATCAGCAGCTTCACTGCCTCACCATGTTCAGGAGTCAGAACATCGTGATGGTCTATCCCTACGACATTTTCCTCTTCACGATGCTACACGAGTGGGTGGCGGCCCATCTCAACATGGGCATGGGCATGCACATTCAGCAGAACGGATCGATGCATTTTTACGAGAACGAGATGGGACTGGCGCAGGAGATCCTCGACAAGCCGATGCATGGGTATACGATGCCAGCCATGACACAGCCCACAGCAGGTGAATGGACGGCGATCATGCGCTACGAGCGTGATGTCAGGATGTGGGGTGAGAAGATCTTGCCACAGCCTGACTTCCCCGCTGTCGATCCGTACTGGCAGGGGATTCTCTCGTTGCTCACACACTTTGCGACTGGGAAGCGTCGAGGCGAGCACTACATGCGGGACATCAGTGTCCTGGATGACTGCTTTACCGAAGCATGATCATCCTCGGGATCGATGTTCCAGGCAAGTACTTCGGTGGCTACGCAGTCTGTGAACACCGGATTGCGAAGGATGATCGCTTCAGAGAATCGATGCCGATTACATTCAGCGAGACCAAGAGTGAGATGATGCACTATCGCCAGCTTGGTGATCTCATCATTGCGATGGACCGGAAGTACAAGCTTGATGGGATCGTGATGGAGCATCCGTTCCTCTATCGGATCGCGCAATGGATTGGTGGGATCAAGATGTTCATCGCCTGGAATCGCCCAGAGATTCCCTGGGTGATGGTGACAACGAGTTCGGCACAGAAGCTGCTGTACGGGCATGCGCTCCGAGAGAAGCGGGTCAACAAGAACGGACGTGAAGTGAGTGCGAACAAGGAGTATGTACTGGCCGATATGCAGGCTCGGTATGGTCTTGGTAAGATGTTCACGCAACATCAAGCCGATGCCCTGCTCTACGCAATGGCCGGGGCTCGATACCTGGAGAAGAAGAATGGATGAGACGCCGCCAGAACGGAATATGATCGATGAATGCACTGCAGCGTGTAGTGCGTTATTGCAGGCGTTGATCGAAGCATTGGCCGAGCAGCCAGACATGGTACTTTTCAAGCTAGCAGTTACCGGTTCTGAGATCACGATCACGGTAACGTTCGAAAATCAGGATGACTGTGCTCGATTCATTGGACGCAAGGGACACAACCTCGCGAACATCAGGCGTGTATTTCACAAGGTTGCGCATCGCTATGGCTACTCCCGAATGATGTTCAACGTCGTAGATCCCACTGGAGCTTCTACAGTTGAACACAATTCGAAAGAAAAATGATTCACCAATAATTCAGGGAGAGTCTATAGTGAAGGGCAGTAGACAACGACACAGATGAGGGAGGTAGCAACAGTGAAGAGAATCTGGACACTCATAGGCGCGACGATTTTGCTGAGTGCATGTGCGACAGTTGAAGAGCTGCCCAAGCCTCGGAAGTGGGGTACATCTCCGCCGCCTGTGAACACGACATCGAAGGATGATCCAGCACTGAAAAGCATTCCAGTCCGTGATCTGAATCCGCCCAAGGCATTGACACCAGGGCAGAGCGAAGTGCGTAAGGCACTGGAGCCCATCAAGTCGAAGACAGCGGAACAGGTGATCACCGAGGTCACCAAGTCGAAAGAGCCAACACTTGTCGAGATCCTCAAGGATAAGGTCCTGGTCTCGCCTTATACGTTGGTCTCCCCGATCTCCGGAAGGTGGGCATGGGTACCGGATCCGACATTCATCATGACGCTCACGTCGGAAGGGCAGATGCAGTACGGGCCGACGCAGGGTGGGTTCTATCAGATGGTCAGTCCGACACAGATCCGATTTCAGATCACGCAGGTGAACGGTGTCTCCATTGGTGGGACGGCCCCGCAGGACTGGCAAGTGTCATTCTTTGAGAGTAATACGGTGCTCTTACTTTCCAAGGGCGCCCAAGCGATGCCGTTCAAGCGGCTCGAGTAGTCATGGGATCTGAGACAGATTTCCACACTGGGCCAATAGACATGGTGATCACTGCTATTGTAGCGGTGATCTTGATCGGCGGTATCATCATGGCGTTTCTCGTACAGGGGAGGTGAGAGCATGCGAATCATCGGAGTAGGCGTCGGCATTCTGATCGTGATGGATTTCTTCGCAACCCTGGCATTCGGACAGGTGGCGGATCCAGCGAAGAGTGGCACGACGCCATGGACGGTCGATCCCCGGTGTGCGGTGATGGGGGCGCACATGTACAACCAGGGGTCATTGACATCGTCCTGCCTAGCCGCACGGTCTGGTGTTCCCTACATCAATCAGACTCCCGGCTATCATCAGTCGCAAACGCAGTCGCAGCACAGCGTTCTGCCGCAGCGTCAGCGGGTAACACCGCCGACGGATTCACGAGAGTAATCGCGCTAGAGTGTGAGGGATTGGCTCTCATGCTCGCTAGCGCCAGTGGGCAACCACTGCTAGTGATCGGGTATACGATCACCGGGTGTATCCAGCCGATCTGGATGCGGAACATCCAACAAGAAAGGGAGTTGTAGAATCATGAAGAAGATCTTCGCAGTTTTGGCGCTGGCGCTCATCGCCTTCGCCCCTGTCATCGCGTCGGCCGATTCGGTCGGCTATCTGCAGGGCCAGCAGAATCAGGTAGTGGTCGGTGCGTCACAGACCCAGGTGTACCTCGGCTTCGCCGGGCAGACCCAGGCCGGCGGGCAGTCCTCGCTACAGGCTCAGACCTCTCTCAACGCCGCGGGACATGCTTCCGCGACGACCGTGTTCGGTCCCTTCGGGATCGTGCTCGGTGGTGTGGCGAATGCCGGTACGGTCGTCGCCAACGGCAACAACACGCAGGGTCAGGGCTCCAACTACATTCAGGGCCAGGGCGGCGCCGGTCTCGCGGTCGGCGTGCAGCATCAGGGCATCGTTCAGAGCCAGGGTCAGTTCCAGCTCTCGACCGGCTCGGGCTCGAACTAGGTCAGATGGACAGCGGTGGCTCCCCGGGCTAGCGTGAGTCGGGGAGCCATCATACACAGATCATCCAAGAGAGACGAGAGGAGAACAACAACGATGTTCAGGGTAGTTCACACGTACAAGCGGGTCGTCATCGGTATCGGTATCGCGTTTGCCCTCACCATCCCGGTCGTGAGCGCGGACGCGCAGGTGATCGGCAACCAGCCGATCCTGTCTCCCGGCATCAATCAGGGACAGGGCCAGCAGCAGCAGAAGGCGATCAACGATCAGAACATGACGCTCAACAGCACGGCGGTGCCGAACCTCATTCAGCTCCCGGGGTTCACGCCGGCGTATCCCAACTTCTCGCAGCCCTACCTCCCCAGCACGTTCATCAACGGCGCTGGTCCGGTACGGCCGATCGAGATGACCTACGCGCAGGCTCGCGACTGCAACGGCACGAGCAAGAGCGATGACAAGCGGGCGATCAAGCTGTACTACCCCGCATGGGACAAGGTCGCGCCAGCGGCCAACTTCTCCGGCTACGTCGGCGCCGTTCGCGTCGAGGAGAAGGACGGGCAGTGGATCGAGTCAGTGTGCAAGGCGGCCGTCAAGGCCATGGAGAAAGGCGCCGACGAGGGCGTCGTCGAGTTCGTCATTCGTCCCGTCAATCGGACCTGGGGCGTCGGTGGTTCCGCGTCATTCGGTGGTTCCGGGATGCCCGCCGCTGGGGCCAATCCCTACGCCCTCGCTGGGGCGGTCGGCCTGGGACTGGGTGTTTCCGGGTCGTACGTCAAGGGCGAACTGATGCTGAGCATCACGGGCTTCAAGTCCGGTTCGGTCAAGTCCGCTAGGATCGAGGAGAAGGAGTCCACGTTGAAGCCGGTCAGCTTCACGCCAGCGCTCGAGCTGGGTACGTCGCCCATGCTCACCGTACAAGGCAACTAGGATCTTGACGGTGCCCCAGCGTTCTTCCATTGGGAGAGCGTTGGGGCACTGTTGTTTTGTGTTGGTGATTCCAGCATACATCATTATCGGATTCTACATCGGCTGGGCACTTGAACGGAGTGAGAGGGAACGGTGATGCCAAGCGGTAAGCCAGTCGACGTCACGGCGATTGCTCCACCATCGGTCTGGGAGAATATAGAGATGGCGGGGAATGCTAGGATGTTTGCCTGGGGTCAGCTCAGGATCCTCATCACTGACAATGACGTGTACGATGAGACGATGGAGACCTGGCGGCACGTTTCATTCTCCTGCAAGAAGCGCTACCCGACGTGGGATGAGCTACTCGCGGTTCGCTACGAATTCTTCCCACCCGAGGCTGAAGTAATCCAGGTTTTTCCACCGCAAGTGGAATACGTGAATTTGCATCCGTTCACGTTGCACATGTGGTGGAATAAGATGCGACGTCTGACACCACCGCTAGGAGCGAAGTCATGATTCTCCGTCCGGTCATGTCGATGCCCAAGATTCCTGGGCAATGGACACCGGTCAGAATGGAGAGCAATTCTGAGCCGACAGGCGTGATGCTCTGTTGCCCAGGCTGTGGATCATCACTCCATCTTGGTCCGGCGCCACATCCGAGCGGACATGAGATTCTCTGGGAGGACAGCTTCAAGCGGTTCAGTATCAGGACGCCGATCATCTGCGGGATCTCTCGGAGTGGTAAGCGGTGTGAGTGGATCGGGATGGTGGAACATGGCGTCGTCATCCCCTCATAGTGGGAAGGTGCCCGCAGAGGTCCGTCGTGACTTTTCCTGCGGCTGTATCCTGATTCGTGGAGAAATCCTCATCCTGTGTCTCAGCCATCAGCAGAGGCTGCCGGAGATCATCAAGCGATGAATCAGCAGCAAGACGAAATAGCGGCAGCACAGCAGCTCAAGGCGGTGCTTGGTGGACTCAACTTCAGCGAGTTCGGGTGGGTCCGTGTGGTTCAGGTCTTGTTCAGGCATATTCAATGGGTTGAGATCAACGAAGCGTTGAAGGTTCCTGATCACGAGAGCGTTCTCGGGGCGATCAATAATCTCCGGCAGATCGAATCACTCGGCGCCGGAATGATTACTCGACTGCGCAAGGATTTTGGCAGGCTATTCGAGATGCACTTCACATTCGTCAACGGATGTGATTGTGGGAACTGGTCACCGGAGCGTGAGAAAACATTTCGAGAGATGATCGAGTTGATTCAACGCTATGAGATTCCAGTATGTGAACAGGTGAGCAAGCAGCTGAAGGCTGACTATCCATCACTCTGGAGGGAGAGAACATGAAGCGATTGGTATTGCGTCTGCGGTGGAACAAGAAGCTCGGGGAGTGGCAGTTGCTCAACAGTCGTGGCGAGCAGATTGATCTCTCGCATGATGGGCTCTACAGCAAGGCAGCTGTCGAGTCACTATCCAGGGCACACTGCCGCGAGCTGTACAAGGAGCGGCAGGTGTTCTGTCAGCTGGTGATTCACAACAAGAACGGGCAGATTCAGAAGGGCAACACTGGCGAGGCGACGTACGGGCGTGATCCCAAGCGGTCGAAAGGTTAGAGCAATGGACATGCAGTTCAATAAAGTGCACGTCATCAACGTCGAGCGCGGGAAGCTGTGGCACGATGGGGATCTGAAAAACTGGAGTGTCGCGGACTGGTCCAATGCGATGGCCGGTGAAGCTGGGGAGACCTGTAACGCGGTGAAGAAGCTGCGACGCATTCAGGACGAGATCAAGAACATCAGCGAGCCTGCCAGGCAGCTCTCGACAGTCGAGCAGGCGAAGGACAAAATCGCTGAAGAAGCCGCTGACACGTTCCTGTACTTGGACCTTCTACTCGAAGTGATCGATCGGAGCTTCCCGGATGCGATCATCAAGAAGTTCAACAAGACGTCCGAGGAGTACGGCTTCCCGCAGCGGCTTCCAGCAGGCGGCTGACTGGACACGTTCAGAGCCGTGTATCTCTCAACGGGTGAAGTGGTACTCAGGCGACTGGAAGTTGTAGCCTACATCTAGGAGAATGGTGAGCATGATACTCAGTGATGGATCGCTATTGGCGTTGCTTCCGACGCTCATTCCGAATGAACATGAGCGTGATGTAACGCTGGTGAATCCGGCGTCAGTCGATGTTCGTATTGGGCGTAACATGCTTGTGGAGCATGAAGAAGGTGGATTCGAGAAGATTCGACTCAGCAATTTGTCATATCACTGGGTAATGCAGCCTGGACAGTTCGTACTCGTCGATTTGTTTGAGAGCATCTACGTGCCGAATGGATACGCCGCGGAGTTGAAGCTCAAGAGCAGCCGGGCTCGTGAGGGCTACAATCATTCACTGGCATTCTGGGTTGACCCAGGCTGGAATGGATACCTCACGATGGAAATCAAGAACCTCAGGCAGTACAGCACGCTGCCACTCTGGACTGGATTCCGGTTCGCGCAGATCATTGTACACCAACTCGATTATCTCGCACTCAAGCCGTATGCCGGGCACTACCAGAATGCAGAGACTGTGGAGCCAAGCAAGCTGTGATTCGACGATATAAGATCGATGAGCAGACTGGTGAGCTCGTTGAGGTTCCTCTCAACCCTGAGCAGTATCTGCAACTTGGTGAAGAGCACCTCCAGCGTGCATCGCAGGCTCTGCGTCAGGTTGGGCAGAGTCTTGAGATGCTGGCGGCAGCATGGCAGTTTGTCGCTAGTGCACGGATCATTCATCCATCGGAGCATCGATTCATCACGCCGATGGTGAATCCGGAGCGTATCAGACTTGAGAGTGTTATGGCGGCATGGGAGAGTGTGTGGCGTCCTGGTGAAACAGATCTATATTCACCTGGTGGAGATGGGCAGATGCGAGAGATTCACCAGGTGCTCCTGGATCTCATCAAGTCCGGACGACGCGAGGACTACGAGTACATGGCGCGCTACGAGGCCCATGTCGATCCAGAGAAAATCGACGAACTGTGGAATCGGACTCGGCGGATGCACAGGCTCGAACCATGAACACTATTGAAATGATCGTTAAGCTGATCAGCTTGGTCGTTGCATTTTGGAATTGGGCTGGTACTGATCACGATTATATTTCTTGGTGCGTCTGTGGGCACAAGAAAGACGATCACTACTGGGGGATGGATATGAAAGGCTGTGATCCAGAACCACGCACTGCCGCACCACATTGCTTCTGCAATGGATTTGTCGATCGCTATGCTGAGGTGCGGGTGCGGCTTGATGAAGCTGCTGAGCGGGTACGGAACATGCAGGTTGGACCACCGCCTCAGCCTGGTGGTGTATGGATTGACAATACGTTTGTGCTTGAGGTCCCGAATGATGGATGGTTGCCAGAGAAGATCATTCATATCTCCAGTGTTGGGCGAGCCGTGAAGCTCCCCAAGAAGGACGAGTGATGCCACTGATCTTCGTTGACTGTGAGGCTGTTGGACCGTGTCCATCGATGGGTGAGCTCACCGAGTTCGGAGCGGTGAATTACGACTGCTACAAAGAGTTCAAGAATTACGAGACGTTCCATGGGATTCTCGCGCAGTGCGTTCCGGATCAGACCAACCCAGCTAAGTCATTCATCGTCGGGGCACGGTACGATCCTAAGACGGTGTTCATTCAATTCGCACAGTGGTTGAGTAGATTCAACGGACGTGCGATCTTCGTGAGTGACAACCCGGCATACGATTTTCAATGGATCAACGATGGGTTCTGGCGTCACACCGGGAGCAACCCGTTTGGACATTCAGGGCGTCGGATCTCCGACTACTATGCCGGACTTGTTGGGAACTTCGCGAAGAGTCAGGAGTGGAAACGGCTCCGTGTCACATCGCACGATCACAACCCCGTGCACGATGCGATGGGGAACGTCGAAGCCTTCTATCGCATGCAACATGGCGAACGGTGATAGACTCCAGTCATGCTAACACGTAAGCAACGGGAACGGCGAAAGAAAGAGACCGTGGCAGCTGGGCGTCGTTCGACGCCAAAGAACATGGAGATCATGCTAGAGAAGATGAAGCAGGCCGAAGAACTTGCCAAGACACGTGTGCCTCGGCCGACGATTCAGTTCGAAGTACCTCCGTATATCACCTTCCCAGCATTGGGTAAGAAACAGGTGCACACCGATTTCAGCGATGAAATCGCAAACAAGGTTCTGGCCGGTGTCCGGATGGGGGCGAGCGATGGGATGGCGGCAGCGATGGCTGGGATCGCACCTGAAGTCCTGGTGGACTGGAAGAAAAAGGATGGAGAGCCATGGCGGACGTTCAAGCGGGAGTTTGACAAGGCCAAAGTCTACCCGAAGTTTTTCTTCCTTGATGCTACTGTTGTTCATGCCTATCATGACGGTGAGCTGGCTCTCAAGATGCTCAAGCGGCTCGAGCCCGAGACATACGCGGATGTCGTGCTCGTTAAGCAAGAACACTCTGGCTTGGTAACACACAATCACAATGTTGGCAGCATCATGGAACGGGTGGTGCAGAAAGTCCAGGCGCTTCGTGTTGGTGCGGCCAAGCAAATCGGAGCATCATCAACATTAGCCTTGCCAACAGTCAAGAAGAATGGCAAGCCGCACGACCCACGTCCGCCTCGAGGAGGCTAACACATGCCAGTCAATCCGCAATCTCCGCAGTGCTCGTCGATTCATCTGTTCGTCTGGGGCAATGACAACAACGGACGAGCGCCTAGCGATGGTCCACAGCCGAACGAGCCACCACCCGGTACGCTGTGCGTCTGTAAGGCGACGAGCTGGATCGCTGAGAAGCAAAAGGCTGGCCTCGCGTAGTGGATCCATCGCGTATTGCGATCTTGACCCATGAACGACTCCACTGGCAGGAGGAAGCGGAGCGATTCAACAAGATCGTGCATGCGCAGCGCGAGCGCATAAGAAAGTTGGAGGGGAGTCCGAACACGCTGGTACTCCGGCGGGTGGTCACGTTTCTCCAAGTGATCGAGCCGGTGCTGTTGCGAGCTGATCATCGAGAGGATCGAATGGATCTCGAGAAAAAGGTGAGGGGGATGTTGGATGTCTAAGTTTCCACATGTCGCACAACTTGGGGCTGAAGGCCCACCCTGTACATGCCCAGCGATCGATCCGATTTTGTTTGAGGATCCATCAGCGCATCAGGCTGCTTGTCCACATGGGGAGTGGCTGCTTCAGCGTCGTGAGATCGAACAATCAGGTGACTTGGATCGGACGACATCGTTCGATCCACCTGAGCAGGATGGGCCGATACATGTTCGTCTGCCACAGCCGGGCGGGCGGTTCATATCTGTGACTGTATGTCCATGCCAGGCGATTCTTGCTGATGAAGCCAAGAGCTTCGAAGAGGAGGCGCAAGGCTATCCGGCTGGGAGTCCTGAGAACACCGCCCTGTTGATGCACGGTGAATTCCTCAAGCAGCTCGCGTCACGCATCATGGTCAGGAAAAAGTTCACGGCGATGGTGCAGTCATGATGGAACACTACATGTGCCCACGCTGCAGGCGGTCGATGACAACCAGTGAACCACTACCTCCTCCCGTACCACCTGGATGTATCTGGTGCGTAATGCTGGATCACCAAGGTGTCCCGCTGACGCATCTTGGTGTCTCGATCGAACCCACTGAAATGGCCAAGCAGTTCCCACCTGGAACAAAGGTCAAGCACATTCTCACGGAGCAGGATATGGTAGTGCTTGAACTTGAAGGTGATGGCTCGACAGGGTGGTTCACAGCGCGTGACAAGAGTATGGGAACGCACAGGGTCCGCTACGTTGAAGTGACACTCCCGACACCGATGCGTGAGCATGGGCAGTATCTCTAGATGAACAGAAAAGTCTTGGTGCTCGGGGCGAGTGGAATCATCGGGCAGCATCTTCGTCGATGGCAGCCCGAGAATTTACAAGTGACGTATGCGAGTCGCCAGGAGTTGCCATGGCAGACCAGTGTGCAGGTGGATTTCAAGACTGACGCTGATGTCGAGCGATTCTGTGATCTCTGGGACGCCGATGTCGTAATCAACCTGATTGGGGAGAACAGCCCTGATCGAGTAGAGCAGAATCCTGAGGAGTACTGGTTCCAGAACGGTGAGATTCCACTCGCGCTTAAGCGCTGGTCGGAGCGACGCAAACGCTGGTTGATCCACGTCAGCACGCAGGCGGTGTTCGGGGGACGAATCCCACCGTATCGGGCAGTGTTGCCCCCGGCTGACGTTGATCGTCCTGTGAATGAATACGGGAAACAGAAGCTCAAGGCCGAACAGCTCATGATGATGCGGCATCAGGAGACACTGGTGTATCTGGTCAGGCTGACATTCGTCCTTGGCATTAGACCATTTCCAGGTGTCGGGCGGGCGAATCCACTTGAACAGATGTATCAGTACACGATGCTGGCAATGACTGACAGGGTACATCGGCAGCGTCAGGTCGCCGATCGCTGGTTCTCACCCTGTTTCGCGAACGATGCGGCGGCGTTTCTCTGGCAGCTGGTTAACACATTCACTCCGATGGATCCACTCCTGGAGCGATTTATGCTTAGGCGTCGGATCTTTAACGTTGGACTTCCGATGAAAGTGAGTCGGGCTGACATCAACTACATAGCCGCGGCGAACCTGCTTTATCAACAGGGACGACTCCCAGAAAATTTGCACCGCAACGATGTTATGCTGGAGGTAGGACACGACAGAGCATTTCCAGGACTCGCGCAGCGCCCGATCGATACGACGTTTGCCAGTGATGCCGTGCACGATGAAACATGGGATGAGGCCATCAACGTCTGTACAGCGGAGTGGAGGATACGGATGGATCGACAGAGTGAACACGACAGAGCATTGGAGATTTCCCTGTTCCTGGGCGTGCGCGAGGGTGAGGCGCGAGTCCAGCTGATGCGCGGATTCGGAGCGTTGCACGGTGAGGTCGCCAACGATTTCAGGGCGGCGCGGGTGCGGAAGCAGAAGTGGACGGACTTCGATCTGCTGATGTGGTACAAGCAGACCAACGCCTACATCTGGGAGCTGAGTGCCTACCACCTCAACGAAGGATTCAACTACAGCGGGATGTGCTCAGGGATCTCCCAGCACCTGCTGAAGGAGTACGGGAACGCTGCTACAGTGGTGGCGCTCGGCGATGGCATCGGTGATCTCACGATCAGCATGGAAGAGCACGGGCTCAATGCGGTGTATCACGACCTGCTTGGCAGTCAGACTGCCCGCTTCGCCTCGTTCCGGTTTCAGCGGCGTGGATACACGCCACTGCTGATGCTCACCGATGACTGGGCACCACCGAAGCTGCTCGATCCTACGGTTGGCGGACCAATCATGGCAGTTGTCGCGCTCGATTTCTTCGAGCACCTAATCAACGTCGAGGACTGGGCAGAGAGCGTGTTCGAGATGCTGGCCCATGGTGGGCAGTTTCTCGCGCAGAATGCGTTCGGCATCGGTGATGAGGAACACGAAGGCAGCATCCCGATGCATCTCACGCGCAACAACAAGTACGTTACCGAGTGGGAGCCACTTCTCAGCAAGATCGGATTTCAGAAGTTGCCGAGTGGCTGGTGGGTCAAGCCATGATCCTGAGCAGGGACGAAGCCAGAGACGTGATCAAGGAATTTCTCGAGGAAATCGCGACAGCGCCGAGCGAAGATGAGGCACATTACGATGTCGAGACTCTCCTTGATAAGCTGTATCTGATGCCAGATCTTGATGTCGTGGTACTCCCGCTGAAAAAGGTGGAGCAGATCGCGGGATTACTCCATCAAGGGACGATGAAGCTGCTGATGCACACGGATCTCGCCACAGTAGAGCAGGTCCACAACGAGCGGGATCGGCAGCTGAGTCCGTATCTGGGTGCGCGCGAGCTATACTTTCTCAAGAGCGCGTTAGTTCACAACGCTTGGACAGCTCGCTGGCTCGTGATGAACGCGAAGGAGAATCCGACATGAGCAGGCGTCTCGATATCGGCATCGCAAGCTACGGTAATCCAGCAGGGTTGCAGCGCCTGCTCGAGTCGTTGATGAAGACCTGTACAACGGATTGGCGGGCAGTCATCGTAGTGAATTCACATCCTGATCAGGAGCAAAATGACGCTGTGAACCGGATCCTCAAGGGCTGGGAAGATATCGACAGCAACGAGGATGGCGAGCGTCAACGGATCAAGCTGATTCGTCCGAAGGGAAACATCGGTTACGTCGGCGCGGTGAATCGGATCATGCAGGAGTGCGAGAGTGAGTACATCGCCTATTGCGATCACGACGTCGTGCATCACAGCAATGGGTGGGATGAACTGATGGCACTGACACTGGATCGCTATCATGAGTTGGGGATTGTGTTTCCCAACGGTGGACCATATCCGATTCCTCGGGCGATGTACGTCGAGATCCTCTGGGGTGTCGGGTGTAACTGGATGATGTCCAGGCGTGTCGCGGCCGAAGTTGGCGGATTCGATCCTGAGATCGGGCATCATGAAGAGGTTGACTACCAGATCAGACTCCGCCTGGCTGGCTATAAGATCGCCGCGCTGCCGCAGATTCAGGTACAGCACATGGCGGTGGCATCCAGTGATCCAGCTTCGCAGGATCGGATCAGCAAGGGTGTAATCAACTGGGTCAACAAGTGGGTGCGCTACTTCGGTGGGCAGAATATGTCCTACTTCGCGAGCAATGTCTTGCGCCACGAAGACTGGCCGACTAGTGCGCTCTACCTCGAGGAATACTTCAAGCAGGCACTCCCGAATCTGAATCTCAATCCGGAAGTGGTAGTGGTCAACGGACAGGAGTTCGATCTCATCAAGGTGCCCAGGCTCAAGGGCTTCTACCGGTCACGCATCATCTAGACAGGGAGAGTTAAGATATGACCTACAAGCGCGAGGATGTAGCGTGCATGATGCGGATCAGGAACGAAGCCCGCTGGATTCGTGAGGTAATCAGCAAAGCGTTTCAGGTTGTTGGAACTGTGGTGGTACTCGACGATGGGAGTGATGATCAGACTGTTGCAGAGTGTGTCGCAGCCTGGTCAGGGCATGTTGATGTAGTTCCGAATCATGATACATTTGTCCTGAGATCTGATGAAGCTACGTTGCACGTTATTCGTTCGCCATTCAGGCCGGCAACGCGTACCTCACAAGCAGTGAGTGAAATCCGGGACAAGAATTTTCTCTGGGAATACTGCAAGAGCAAGGTATTGTTCAGGCACATGCTCTGTCTCGATGGTGATGAGGTCCCGAGTCAGGTATTCATCAGGGATTTTCATCAGATCATCATCTGGCTCGAGAAGCAAGTAGATGTCGTGAACATCCCATTCATCTACCTCTGGGATGGGAACAATCAGCGGCGCGTGGATGGGATCTATGGGAACCTGCCTGATGGGCAACCGCGTCTTCGGTTTCCACGCCTATTCACCATCGATCGGATTACGCCTGATCAGCTCCACATCATGCGATTCGCCTGGGAGGGGAGCAAGGGTGGCTTTCACTGTGGCTCTATCCCGCAGGAGAACTTTAGACCGAATGGTGGGGAGAAAGTGATAGCGACATTTGGGCGAGCACTGATTCACTACGGCTATCGTGATGATGCGGATCGGCGTCGGAAGTACGTCTTCTACAACCAGATCGATCCGGGTAACAAGTTCGAAGGGGAGTACAAGCACATCATTGGAGAGCCGAACGTGCATGCTCCAGGTGCTGTTGAGTTGATTTCATGGGACGATAAATGATCTGGATCAGGCTCGCGATCACAGCGTTTCTGGTGTTCATGATCTACCGAGAGACCGGGATCTGGACCGCGACCGCCTTCGCATTGTTGACGCTGACCATCGAGTTGATTGTGAAGGTGCTCAAAGAGATCGAACGCTCACTCGATTTGCTCATGCGGCGTGCGATCAAGGGAGATGTCTGATGCCAGGCAGTGTGCATTCGTGCTCAGCGCGTCCTCGTGGTGAGCCATCAGCAGTCTTTGCAGATGGGCACTGGATTCTCGGTGATGATATGAGTGGTGAAGTTTTTGTGCGTCATCTCCGCTACTGCCCGTGGTGCGGAGTGGTACTTGCATTACCAGAGACGACACGTCCATACGCGGGGCCTGTTGAATTCTGCCAGGTCTGCCGTGGTCCGTGTCAAGGTCACTAAGCGATGAGGTGCTGGTTCAGGCGTCAGCGCTCGCGGCTCGAGTTGAAATACTGTACGTATGCGGAGGCTGATCAGCTCATCAGGAGTACACAGGGGGCGTGGACGATCGCGCCAGAGGAAGATCAGAATCACGTGTTCGGCATGGTCTATCTTGAACGGTTGGAGGCACGATGATGAGAGTGATGATGCTGGTGTTCAGTCTGCTATGTCTTGGTGGATGCGCGGATCTCCTGATCCTCACCGCGATCACGATCAAGTGCGGACCAATGCCGATGTCTGCGAGCGATTGTGAAGGCGGACGAGGCTGGGGATTCACGCCATCACTGCCGCCACCCAAGCCTATGGAGATTTGTGAAGCCTGGGTCGATTCCCTCATCGCTGATGCGCTCGGGTGTGTGATGCCATGACCCTACGCGCGGACCTGGAGGCCATCGAGGCCAGAGTGGCGGCGGCGACGAAGGGGGAGTGGCTACCCGGCGATGCGCACAAGCAGTACAAGCTCCCCTTGGAAGGTCACGTTTTTTGCGATGGACGCCTCGTGGCAAACTGTCATGGTCACCAAGACGGCCACGAGCAGACGCGCCAAGAGAATAACGACAACGCACGATTCATCGCCCACGCCCACCAGGACCTCCCACGCCTAGTGCAGGGGCTGCGGCTGGCCATCACGGCGCTAGATCAGACGGCCAAGATCGTAGACCGCCGTTATCGCCACGCCGCCACGATTGCTGAGCAGGCCCTGGCCGCTATCGACGCCATCAGTGAGGACAAGGGAGGTGAGAAGTGATGGACGAACTACGAATGGACAAAGGGGATGTGACAGTCGAAGAGATCGACGAGGAATGCGACGCGTGCACGGTCGGGCCGCCCACGCATATCGTGAGGCTCAACATTCGATCCGCTGGTGAGGCCCACGAGCTTGGGCGCTATTGCAAGGCGTGCGCGAAGAGCGTCGCTGAAAGAATCCGGGACGGCCTCCCCCACGCGCTGGGCCAGGAGGGGGAGTGATGGTCTTCATGACGCTCAACTCGGAGTACACGATGGAAGAGAAGTCTCCGGGTGTGTTCATCATCACCAAGACCAAGGAGTTGAAACCCAGCCGATTCAACGATGTAGGCCAGCAGCGTATGAGCAGTGAGGCGCGCGTCGTCGTGGGTGAGTGCGCGCAGTTTGACTCGTGGCATACCAGCAGGGTTGTGAGCATCGACACCCCCGGAGGCCCGCTCAATGGATAAGCGCACGGCGCGGCGGGCGGCTGAGTGGGCGCACGAGTGGCTCAATGGTAAAGAGTCGCTGGCGGAGCTGCTGGGGCGGTTCTCCATTCACGAGATCGCGGTCTGGCGACGGAAATATGAGGCCGACGCCATCGCGCGGGCCGTGTGGGCGGAGAACGAGCGGTGCATTCGTGCGATCTGTCTTGCGTGTCGTGAGGCTGACGACAGCGAAGGCCCGGAAGCGGAGTATCAAGCTGACCCATCGCCAATGTGGTGGCATGGAACGAAAGAGTGTAAGGCAGCAGCCCTCCGCGCGTCGTCGCCCCCGGAGATTCCCGCTGCTATAAGTTGGCTAGCGCACGATAGTCACGGGTGCGCGAAGTGTTCCCCTTTGCCCCCGGAGGTGACGCGGTGAGCAACCCCTCCGGCGGTCATATGGAATGCCTCTTGGCCGGTAAGTGCATGTGTGAACCCTGGAAGAAGCCGCGCAAGAAGAAGAGGACCCCGCGATGAGCGAGGCGACAAGGACACCAATGGGTATCTCAGGTTATCTCATCACGACAAGTGGGAAGGAGCCGAAAGCGATGACGGACCAGCCCCGCGACGCCACAAGACAACCGACCTTCACCGAGCGCAAAGTGTTGGAGCTGATCGCCCTGAAGCAGGATTACGTAGCCGACACGATCCACCCGCGCGCGTTCACCGCGTGTTGGGCGGCGGGGTGGATCGCCGCGAACCCGCAGAATGAAGAGTACCCCGACGCGGTGATCTTGACAGATACAGGTCGGAGGGCTCTTGATGCCTGACCCCCGCGACGCGGGCGTGGAGGCGGCGCGCAAGATTGTCGATAGGTTCATTGTGCTCAGCACGGAGGGTGAAACGAACGTTGAAGCACCTGAGACGCTGGTCCAGGCCATCGCCGCCTACACCGACGCCGCCGTGAAGGGGAAGGATGAGCATATTGCTCAACTGGAACGCGAGCGCAGGAAGGCCGATCAACTCAGTGACGATCACGTGCGTAGGCTGATCGACGATGTTTATGGCTTGACAGTTCGCCTCGCCGCTGCGGAGGGGGAAGTGAGCCGCCTGTTTAGCGTCCTTGCCAGTAAGGAAGAAGATCGCCTGCATACAGACCAGGAGACGACCAAGGCCATTGAGGAGTTGATTGCTGAGCGCGACACGCTCAAGGCCGTGCGGGATCAGTTGCGGGTCAACGTCGCGGCGATCACTGAAAAGGTATCGCGTTACGACCGGGAGGTTGGCGAGCTTAAGGCCGCCGTCGAGCAGGCGCTAGCGCGGATCGACACGACGCTACGCGCCGCATCCGAGGAGCGGTATCAAGAGATGGCGAGGTGGGAGGCGGAGGCGCTAAAATGGAAGGCTGAAGGAGATATGTACGGCTGGAACTTCTTCCAGGGCATGAAGTCCGGAGCCAACTGGTGCGACATCATCTATCGGCGCATCGGGCGCGAGGTCGCAGCGATCCGCGAAGAGCGGGCCGCCCTCATCGCGGTGTCAAGTATCGACATACGTCCAGCGACGTTATCTATGGAGACGTACGAAGGATTCAAGGGGAGTGACTGATGTGCGTCATCGAATTCGATCCCGTTGAAGTCTGGGAGGAGCATACACGCAAGGCGCGGAAACACCACCGCTGTTCCTGCTGCCGTGCCCCAATTAGATCAGGTGAACAGTACAGGACCATCTTCGCGGTGGGTGAGGATGGCATGCTGTTCGAGAAGTCCTGTGAGGCCTGCGGGATCGCACGGGATGAGTTCGCCGAGGCTCACGATGGGAGTAGTCCAAATCCAACATCATTCATCCAGGTCCTCAATGCATGTATCGCCGAGGGTGACCGGGCGAGCGAAGAGCAGTGGCGACCGATGCTCAAAGTACTCGAACTGCGAAAGGGGCAGTATGCACAAGGATGAAGCCGAGTGGGCGCATCAGTGCAGACAGTGTGGCAAGCGGTGGGCGTGGATCAACATGGAACGTGGGTACGGCGTCCCAGGGCTCATCAGGCTTCTCATGCGCGTCCCACTGCTCGGGATGCACTATTACATTACCTGCCCACGATGAGTGATGATGAACAATGATCAGCGTGATGATGAACACCACGGGAGCATGGTGATGAAACTCACTTCAGCATCAAGACTCTGGACAGGCTCTCAACACTCTGCTAGTCTCCACCTCAAGAGGAGCGAATGACATGGAACTGAAGCTGATGGCCTTGAGTGCTGAGGATCTGAAGTACATCATGGGCAGCATGCAGACACTGCCGCTGGATCACCTGAACAGAGCGATCGGTCCGTCACTCACTCGACCCACTCGCGATCCGATGCAGGTGGTGAAGGTGCTCAGGCGTGCCGCTGAGCTCGTTGAGCTACCTGAAGGGTGGTGTCAGGGCACGCACTGTCAAGTGGATGGGCGAGAGATCCTCGGGTATGACACACTCGTCAAGATCGCACAAGCCCTCGCCCATGGTGCGCACGCGGTGAGTCGGCAGGAAGGCAAACGGCTCTTCGATGCAGCCAGTAAGGTCTGTCTCGAAGGGGCGCTGTACAAGGCAGACCTCGAGCTCTTCCCTCCACAGCCTGGTGAGCGTGAGTACATTGATGTCAATCGTGCACTGACTGCGATCGGCGTGTACATCAAGCTGCATCAGTACCGGATCGAGCTGGACCAGCGCGACCTCGACTTCTACGCGCAGCAGAAGAACAAGAATCCGCAGCAGCCGGAGATGATCGAGACACCTGAGGGGATGACGTACATTGTCCCATCCCCGTACGTCTTCAACGACTGGCGGACGACGACAGCGGAGATGGTGGCAGGACTTCTGCGCGAGGTCGCTGATTACCAGGAGCGCGTCATCACCAACGACTGAGGATGGATCCCTTGTCACGGGAACAGCGTGAAACACTCGAGGAGTTGAATCGCCGGGCGAAACGTTTGGCACGAGAAGCCCGTCCAGCGTATCGCCTCAAGCAGGAGCGTCGCTTCATTGCCTATCGCATCATCGCGCTCAGCCTGTTCATGATTCTGCTGATGGTAGGGCTGGCGGCGTACTTTCTATGATGCCACGGATGCATTACGAACGGATCATGCTCCATGGGAACAAGAAAGCAATATGCGCAACCAACGCGACGACCGCACAACTGACCGAGCACGTGAACGTCGTGACTTGCCTCGATTGTATCAAACGTTTGAAACGAGCCGGGAAGATGGCGGGGCTCGTCGTTGCATCATCGTGCCCCCATGGTTGCGGCCCAGCGAGCGCGTGCAGACAGAACGGCCGTACGCCTGCCGGTTCTGCCGAACAGGCCTGACATACATGACGAGCCCCCATCTCTGCGAGCAGATGGTGATGGCGAGCGAGCATGACGGAGGTCTCGCAGAGCGTGTTGACTGGTGTCGACGGACACTCAGGCAGGCGTTCAAGAAGATCTTTGATCGCTACGAGATCGAAGATGTGGTGCTGGGGATATGACGCCCTGGCATTTGCTGAACAAGCGTGATTGGTTGGCGTCGTGCCGGGAGGCGCTCACACGAGGTCGTATCACTGCTGTCCAACGACACAGGGAGACCGATGATGAGCGATCCAACGACGGACAGTCCAGCAGTGCTTCTGAACAGACCAGAGGGCGGATCCGAACTCCAGGGTCGTTCACCTGGCGTGGCAGAGGGCCAGCCTGAGTCTACCCTTGATCTAGAGGGGAAAGATTCAACCCAGGCCCAGGACGGAGCACAGGCTAGGGGCTGGGAGCGGGGTATCCGGACCCCACCTGGGACCAGGCTGCTCAAGGTCCTGGTCCCGTCCTGCACTGATCAATTCCTGAATGTCTGTCTCGCGTCGATGGAGCGGAGTCAGCCAGGCTCCACCGGCAGCGTAATCATCGGGGACAACGGCATCAGTGAGGAGCTGAAGCGGAAGTATCCACAGGCGGTGTACATCCCGATTCCCAAGCCGTTCGTCTTCGCCAAGGCGGTAAACCTCATGGCGCAGGCGGCGGGGCAGTACCTCACGCAGATCCGCGACGACAACCAGAAAGACTTCATCGGGCCGGATCTCCTGGTGCTCAACGATGACTGTGAGGTGGAGAGCATCCACTGGCTGCACATGATTCAGCAGGCGCTAAGTCTGCCTACCCATCAGGACTACGGGATGCTGAGCCTGGAGATCAATGGCGGGGTGGGCAACGACGAGCAGAAGGTCACACATCAGAATCCCGACGGGCTCACCGAAGTGGAGAAGCCGCTGATGTTCGTAGCGGTGGTGATCCGGAACGAGTGCTGGCAGACCGTGGGCCCACTCGATGAGCGCTTCGTCGGCTACGGCTTCGATGACAACGACTACAACGTCAGGGTGAAAGCGGCAGGATTCAAGTGCGGGGTGATGGGCGCGGCCCGTGTCAAGCACGGGATGGGCGGCTATCCCCATTCCTCCTCATACGCCAGGATCTACGGGCAGGCGGAATGGAACAGACTCTACGAGATGAATGGCCGGCTGCTCAAGCACAAGTATGGAGTGAAGGAAGTCACCAACCGGCTCTGCCTGAACATCGGATGTGGAGATCAGCCCAAGGCGAGCGAAGGCCTGGACCGCTGGTTGAACATGGACATTCAGAACTTTCCTGGTGTGGAGATCGTCAGGGATCTCCGCCGTGGCATCCCGGTGCCTGATGAGACGTTCGATCACGTCCTGCTTGACAACGTGCTCGAGCACTTCGAGTCCGAGGATGTGGTCTTCATCATCAATGAGATCGATCGGATCCTCAAGGTCGGTGGGACGGCGGAGATCATCGTCCCGCACTGCATGGTCGGGCAGGGTGCCTATCAGGACCCGACACACAAGAGCTTCTTCGTGCCCAGGTCAGTGCTGTACTGGAATCAGGAGATGAGTGCACGCGGTGGGAAGTTCGTGGGGATCTCCGCGAACCTCATCCCCTACCCCGATGCCGCGAAGGGCATCCAGGTCTACGGGGATTCGACGCACACCGAGGAGTTCATCCGCTTTATCCTCAAGAAGAAGGCATGGGACAATCCTCGCCCGGTGATCACGTTCTGATGGCTCAGCGCGTGGATGCGGAAGGGAAGTATCGAGGGATGTACGACCAGAAGCCGGTGATCGAGCGCTACCGTGACTGGCAATATCGGTGGGGACTCTACACCAGTGGGACACTCACCGGCCTGGGATTGACGTTCTATCTCTTTGTCTGGGCGATCGGCCTATCACTCGCGCTTCCAGTGGTGATCGGTCCGTTCTCCTGGTTCGTGAGAGCGTGGTGGTGGTTCTGGGCAGGCGGGACGGTGTGCTGATGGCTGAGTACAGCGTGATGCGGGCGATGTACCTCTGCTACCTGTTCACGTGGGATCGCCCGGCGTACGAGCGTGAGATGATGAAGCCATGAAATCGATCATGGTGAGCATTGGGCTCATCATCGTCATGTTGATCGTGGTGCCATTCATCATGAGACTCTTGGGGCGGTGGTGGTGATGACCAGGCGTGAGTTGTTCAGGCAGGTGTTAGGGACCACCGCGACGGCGATGATTCCAGTCGGGCTGCGCATGCCGCAATGGTACGGGACGCTCGGGCAGTGGATGCATCACAGCGAGTATGGTGTCCGTCGTCTCGAGAAGCTGAAGCAGCTCGTGGAAGTCCCAGGCAGCGCATTCAGCACGATCCCATCAACGTTCATCACGTACAACACGCCAGGCTTCACGCGATTCACCGGATGGGTGGGACACTACGAGACTGCACCCGCGCGCATTCTCGGGTGGATGGATCAGTCAGGGCGTGTGTGGTGGGCCAAACAACCCTAACAGGAGGACCGATCATGGCCAAGAAGAAAGACGACGAAGAGGGTGCTGAGGGTGGAGCGCCCCAGCGCGGGTCGTTCGAGTCGGTGAAGGCGGAGCTGGTCCAGCTCGAGCAGGAAGTCAACGCGGCGATCCGGGTCAACGAGATCGGGGAACGGAGTGAGGTCGATCAGATCCTGACCACCATGCAGCGTCGCCTCCGCGACGTCAACAAGACTGTGTGATCTTATACGATGAGTGAGCCGGCATGTCTAGGCAGCGCCATATGATCAAGGGTTCGAACGGCGGTGTGACGTGGAAGTATGTTGGTGGTGCCGCGATCGGCCTGGTCATTCTTGGTGGCAGCGGCTGGCTGACATTTCAGCAGAGTCAACTCGGCGGTGTTTCCGTGGCTGTGGAGAGGACGAAAGAAAAGCTGGCTGAGCAGACGACGGATCAGGCGGTCACCAAGACAAAGGTGCAGGACATCGACCGCAAAGTCGATGAGGTGCGGAAGGATGTCGCTGACATCAAGAGCACGCTTCAGCAGATCCTGATCAATCAGCAGATCCAACAACTCCGCGATCCGAAGCGTTGATCATGAACGACACAGGAGGGTAAGCGGGATGGACAGGCGAGGATTCCTCAGGTACTTGCCGATGCTGCCAACATTGCCGGCAGTGGCGATGCAGCACATCACTCCGATACAGAAGATCATGACGAGCGAGACCACGAGGCCGACACTCATGAAGGGTGGGCTCTTCAAGACGCGGCAGTCGTGGGAGGTGCTCGCCAATGGTGGTAAGCGGATCATCGAGCATGTGACCTGGGTGACCGTGAACAACGAAACCATACCCGGTAGTACGCGGTGGATCCAGTATGCAAGGCGTTGAAAGCGAGAGCGGTGGGGTCATGGTCGCTGTCCCATCCAGCGGTCTGACTCGCTACATCACCTTCGAGATGTCAGTCGAAGGGGTTTTCGTTCCACGGCATTCCACGTATGCGCGGCCATCGAGCAGCAGCCCGGCGTGGAACCGGAATGAAATGATCAGGCGGGCCAAGCCGGAGATCTCCCACTTCTTCTTCGTCGATGATGATCACATGTTCGACCAAGAGCTGATCATGAAGTTGTTGGCGCACAAGCTGGAGATCGTCTGCTGCTTGACCCTGCTGAGCAAGCCTCACTTCTGGCCGGTGCTCTTCGCGGATGAGGTAAAGGTGAACGGCAAGACCAAGTGGCAGTCCGTGCCGTGGACGGAGTTGGATCACAAGACAGGGCTCTACGGCCCGGTGTGGGCAGCGGCAGGCGCTGGCATTCTCGTGGCGAAGACACTCACCGATCGCATTCCGGATCCATGGTTCGCGCTCGGGCAGTACTCCAAGGATGAGTGTCATGAGGATATGTACTTCTACGATCGGGTCCGTGAGGCTGGGGTGCCGATCTACGTCGATGTCGAGGCCGTGCTTGGGCACACGGCGCCATGTACGGCGATGCCGGTTCGTGGTGATGATGGGCTCTGGCGCGTCCAGCTCGTCTGGGAGAATGGGGAGACGGTCACCCTCGATCGCAAGGACTCGATGCTGAAAGCACAGATCCTTGCCGGAGCCAGGCCATGAATCGCTTCATCGAGTTGCGTCTGGATGGACTGCTGCCGGAGCACATGCAGGGTCGGCAGGTCAACCCTGGTGAGTACCTCGGGCAGATCATGGTGATCAATCGTGCCTCGCACCCACTGGAGCGCGTCGAAGTGATCGATGAGACGCAGCGGATGGATGTCCTCTTCTCCAGTGTGCGTAATGGCGATGGTGTCCGTGAGCGCTTGCGGCTGGGAACGATCCTGCCTGGTGGGCGGGCTGTTTGCCATGCCAGGCTCTGCAAACAAGCGATCGAGGGTCGCTTACAGATTCGCGTTGATGCGCTTGCACCAGTGGAGACGGTGACGGCATGAACATCATCTTCAGTCTCTCGCGGTACTTCTTCAAGCGGACTAGTGTGTACGAGTGGGATCGTTGGACGATTCAGCTCCTCTGGATCCTGAAGATCAAGATCGATCGGCAGTGGGTGGATGATAAGCAGTACAATCCACTCTACTGGACGAGTGTGAGGATGTGGCGGTATCGACATCCGATCTGGTTCAGACGACAGATCGGGCTGCGCATTGATCGTTTGATGATCGATCGAAAGGTGGGCATGTTCTGGTTGAGTCGTGATCGTGGATCACGTGGGCGGTTGCTCATTCCATTCCGTCGTCTCAGGGTGAAGTGATGAGCGTCAAGCTTGGGAACGGCTTGGTGGTGCCGGATGAGGCGATCATCCTCGACATGGGGTCACGTGGGGAGCAGACCGGGAAGGTGGACTTTGCAGTCTGGTGCGTCCCGATGATTGCCTACAAGGGTGACGCGGCGGTAGTGCTCCAGGTCACGCAGAAGCCGATGACCCCACCGCAGCTCGCGACAGGCGTGATTCTCACCCGATCGATGCTGCAGCAGATGCTCGTCGACATTCAGATGCGGCCGCGATGCTGAACGCCGAATCACGATTCAAGTGGGCAATCAAGGATGCCTGGACGAAGGGGATCTATCCCGGGCCGACGTTCTTGAATGCGCTCATCCACAACAGGAAGAGTGATAACCTCAATAGTCGTGAGACCACCTGGCGGCGTGAGGTGATGACAGAGCTGGGCATCCCACTCAAGCGCCCAAAGGGGAGCAAGGCGGCGAAGCGGCAGATGACAGGCAGACGTCCACGGGCGATCATCCCCAAGATTCTCTGCTGCATGAACACACCAGGGTGCCGCTGCTGTGCCTGAACCCAAAAAGCCTCGGCGTCGGCGGATCACCAAGCCACGCTGTGGCTGCTGTGGGGCGACGATCTACGTGAGTCGGCAGCAGTGCCTGGTGATCATCGGTCACTTCGAGAAGGAGAACGGACAGGCCGAACAGTACGTCATGCCTGTGCATCTCGAGTGTGCGAAAACATCCAGACAACTTGCCTTCGATGCGGGGATGCGGTGTAACTGATGTTCTACCGAACCGGGATGCGCTATCTGGAAGTCCCGCCCGATCTAGAGGAGATCGAGCAGAGCGCTGAGGTCGAGCAACACCTGGTGAACGTCGCGTCTCGCTGGTTCATGAATCCTGTCGCCTTTGTCTGCGAGGTGCTCCAAGCCCAGCCCGATCCCTGGCAGTGTGATTTTCTCGATGCCGTTGCGGATCCAGACCCTGAGAGTGAGAACATCGCCCTCAGAGCGTGTCATGGTCCAGGCAAGACCACCACCTTAGCGTGGGCGATCGACTGGTTTGCGGCGACACACCCGTATGCGAAGATCCCCACCACTGCCCCAACATTCAACAAGCAGGTGCGAGATATTCTCTGGGCTGAGATCCACAAGTGGTGGCGCATCGGCCTTGACAACCAGGAGATGCCCGAGGCGCAGTGGTTGCTCAATCAGTTCGAGCTCACCACCACCCGGCTCTACGCCAAGCACGCCCCAAACGAGTGGTTCGCGGTCGGCATCGCCTCGTCAGAGCCGCTCAACATCGAGGGTTATCACAGCCCGTATCTCCTTGCGGTCTTCGATGAAGCCAAGGGCGTGAAGAAACAGATCTGGGAGTCTGTCCAGGGCATGCGCACCACCCAGGCTGCGAAGCTGATTGTGGCTTCTACCCCAGGCGGCCCACTCGGTGAATTCTACAAGGTGTTCACGCAGTATCGGAGTACGTGGAAGCGGACGTTCGTCATTCATCCACGGGCGCTACAGGCGACGCTGAAGCGGAAGGAAGCCGCGCCGTACTCCAAGGGTGGGACGTACTACAGTGACCGCGTCAGGCCGGAGTGGATTCATGAGCGGGCTGAGGAGTGGGGCACTGACTCCCCGGCGTACATCGCCCGTGTCATCGGGGACTTCCCCACTGTTGAAGGCGATGTGCTCATCCCCTACTCGTGGCTCAGTGAGGCCGAGGATCGTGATGAGGGGGTGGGCGGGGATCTCGCCGTGGTCTCCTGCGACGTGGCGCGGTACGGGCGGGACCGGACAATCCTCTTTGCCGGCAGCGGAGGGACGGTGAACTATGGTGAGAGTATCGCACGGACGCCGGCGGAAAGCCTGTCCCCCGATGCCACAGAGGCAAACATTGGGGCAAATCCTCGCCAACCTCGGTATCGATCCGTCGACGCGACGGCTGACTCCTGTCGGCGAGTCCGGCAGATCACTGGTGGCGATGTCATCGTCGTCGACGACACGGGTGTTGGCGGTGGCGTCACTGACATCCTCCGACGCAAGGGTGAAAAAGTCATTGGTATCAATTTTGGTAGTGCCCCGACCGACCGTCCGAAGGATGCTGAAGAACGCGAGGCTCGCAAGCGCAAACACCTCCTCGACTCCAAGTTCGTCAACCTCAAAGCGGAGATGGCTTGGGCGCTCAGGGGGGCGTTCGAGTCAGGTCTGATCGGACTCGGGCAACTCCCACCCTCCATCAGAGATGCCCTCGTCGCGCAGTGCAGCATGGTCAAGTACGAACTGGATCAGTCAGGACGCATTCGCATTGTCGACCCTGATGAACAGGATCAACTCGCGGCGGCTGCTGGCACGCTCGAAGGCAGGAAGTCGCCTGATCACTTTCACAGCCTGATCCTCTACTGGTGGATCGCCGGGAACCTTGGCCGTGGCGTCAAGCCGAAGTCAGGCAGTCCGATTCCATCGGGCATCAAACGCTTGGGCTCGTCAGGGCAGGCGCAGCGCAGTATGACCCCGAACGCGCCACAGACACGCGGACCCGGGCAGGCAGGTTGGGTGAAACGGCGCTACTGATGCGAAGCAGTGAGGATCTCTTGCTCACGCGGCGGCACCTGAGCATTGCCTGTGTTGGGAACGGGACGCCACGCGTGGCCAATGGCTCAATGATCGACCGCTTTGATGTTGTGATTCGCTTCAACAACTATCGCCTCGCCCCATACGAACATCTTGTCGGAGTCAAGACAACATGGCGGTGTACATCGGGATGGGGTGACATCGAGCGTCGGGTGTCGCACCCGGAGTTCAGTCCGTTTCGTGCTGATGCGCCACAATCACTCCATATCCCCTGGTACACCGCGCGGCAACCTGAGCACCCACTCCGGACAGCGGAGTATGATATCAGACTGGACTGTCTCAAGCTTGGGATTCAGGCGCCGTCAACAGGCTTCGCCTGCCTGCTGCTTTGTGCAGCCCTGGCGATGTCGGTGACCATCTTCAATTTCGATGGTTTTCTCACACCACCCTACTGGACGCCTGATGCGCCGGTGATCAGCGGGCATAGTCGTGATGAAAGGGTGGCACTCAAAACCTTAATTGGGATGCAGCAACCAGGAGCAATGCGGCAAGTATGAAAGGTGGTGCGTGATGGATTCAGTCGGTAATGGACCGGAATCGAAAGACGTCTTGGCCGTGCTCGATGGGGAGCGGCAGCCAGGATCGGTGCTTGAAGGCAATGGGGTCAGACCCAAGGCGGGTGCGAAATGGGGGAAGTGGCTGAGCCTCCCGCAGTACGATCCGGATACGAAGTCCGGACCGAACAAGTTCATCACAAGCACCTACGAGTATGCCAAGCGGTTTGCGATCGTGGATCCGTCAATCGCGATCGGTGAATCCTGGAAGGGGGATGAGGCCAAACACGGTGTTGAGATTCCAGGATTGCCGAGCAAGATCATTCCACGTGATGTCGCCGGTGTCATGCTCGTGCCGTCGCGTGAGGGGCGGCGCTGGCGGCCAGTGGAAGTCAGGAACTACGCCGAGCTCAGACAGCTCGAAGAAAGTCGCTGGGGCCGAGATAAGCGGCAGATGGAATCCTGGGGCCGATTCATGGAAGCGCCAGGGGAGCCGTATACACCATCAGGATTCTCCAACTCACCCGGTGGCGATGCGACACGCCTGTGGGATACGGAATTCGTCCCGACGATGGGCGGGCCGTTCTACAAGCAGCTCTATATTCATGATTATCTCAAGATGCATTCGACTGCGTTCGCGATGGTGAATCACAACGCGCTTGCCGCCGCGGCGATTCGGATCATGGAGCGGTTCACGATCGGGCGTGGGATCTCCTATGCGATCAAGGATGATGAGGTCAGGAAGGTCTGGGACAAGTTCTGGCGGCGGAACAACATGAAGCAGAAGTTCAAGCAGATGGCGCGGGATCTCCCCTGGCAGGGTGAGCTCATGCTTCGATTCTACGAGAAGTCCAGGGGCGTGACGAACTTCAGGGTGCTCGATCCATCCACCTGCTGGGAGGTGGTGACCGACCCTGAGGACATCGAGGAGGTGTACTACTACCACTTTCAGTGGCCGACGCCCTATCAGACCTGGGTAAGCGGGAATATTCCATCGTCACGGTACATCGTCCAACAGGTTCCGCCCACGAATATCATGCATATCAAGGTGAACATCAGCAGTCAGGAGAAACGGGGCCGCAGCATTCTCCTGGCAGCGATGCCCTGGCTCCAGCGCTTCAACGACTTCTACAATGGGCAGACAATCAAGGCGGTGCTCGAAGCGAACCTGGTCTTCAAGATCAAGGTCAAGGGTGATCAGACCGACGTTGATAGCTTCCTCGAGAATCCGGCACTCACGGAGCTGCCACCCCCAGGTGGTGTCTGGATCGAGAACGAAGCGGTGGATCTGACCGCCACGAGCGCAGTGCTCACCGCCGGGAGAGGTAGTCAAGGGATCGGGCAGCAGATCGCGAGTATCGTTGCGGCGTCGATGTTGCTCCCGAACGAGTATTTCAACATCGAGTCTGGGGCGGCAGCCCGAGCGACAGCGCTGGTCAGGACGGATCCGGCGGTCAAGACCATCGAGGATCAGCAGCAGATTCTCAAGGAGACCGGGCAGCAGATCTTCGAGCGTGTCATCGCCGAGGCGATCAACGCTGGGGTGATTGATCCAAGCAAGGCCAAGCATGCCAACCCGGATACGACCATGGACAATGGGCAGGATGATGAGGATCGTGAGATCAAGCCTATGCGAGCCCAGGCGCGGCTAGTCAGGACGGTGGCGTAATGCCCAAGACACCTGAAGTCATCGACCTGCAGGACATTCGCGACGCGCTCCGCGATGAGCGGCCGTCGAGCATCCAGACGTTACTCGCGGAGGACACGAAAGAGCAACCCTTTCAGCTTGATCTCTTCAGGCTTGCGCTTGGCGCACAGCTCGAGCGGTTCGAAGAGGGCAACAGTTACGGTGGGAACATCAGCGGACGCGATGCCTTCGAAGCCCCATGGACGCCGGTCCCACTCTTTCAGGCCGAGGAGTTCATCGCGAGTCACAAGCGGTACGCGCTCGAGATCATCTTCCCCACGGTGTTCGAGGAAGATCGTTCCATCAAGATCAAGGACATTGCGACGGCACAGGGCTTGGACTACGCGAGCCATCAGTGGGCGGCGGAGCAGGTCGCGAAGGAGTTGGGACGCGAGGATTTCAACTACAAGCAGGAGATCGCGCAGATCAAGGTTGAGCGGAACACACTCCCGCCACCGCCTGGGATGGAGGAACCGCTGCTGGATCCGAACGCCCCGCCTGCTGCGCCGCCATCAGCGAACATGCCCAAGCCTGGATTCACCCAGGGTGGGATTCCACAGGTGCCCAGCCGGTTGCCTGAGATCGCGCCGAGTGATGAGGAAGCCCCAGGCAAGCGTGATCAACTCTCAGGCCCAGTGGTGGCGGAGTTCAAGCGACAGCAGAAGCAGAGTGAAGCCAGTACGCGCTTGCTTACCTACACGCTGACAGTTCTCGGTGAGACCATGAAGATGATCAGTGAGAAAATGGGCACGCCACCGCAGCACATTACGATCGAAGGAGCCAGGGTGATTGTCCCGAAATCTGATGCCCCTGATGTCATCGTCAGGAATGATCTCACTGTCCCACCGGCACCTGCCCCAGCACCAGTAATCGTCCCGGAAGTTCGTGAGCGGACGTTCGAAGTGGTGGAGCGTGACCCACTCGGGTTTGCCAAGAGCTTCCGTGAGCGGTACCTGCCGAAAGAAGCGGTCTAAGCATGGCGCGGGTCATTCTGAGCGAGCAAGGCGCCACGCAATTCCTCAAGCAACAGGTGGGTCTCGAGGAGGCGGAGCCGCTGTGGCTCAGACTCTACGGGAACCCACATCAACCGAATCGCAAAGATGATCTGGCCAACTACACCGAGTGTGGCGGGCATGACTACGCGCCGAAGCTGATCAAGGCGTCGGAATGGACGGTGATCAATCTCGAACATGGGCTTGTGGGTGTGATCGCCCCAGCGCAGATCTGGACGTTCGGGGATGGTCCACCGATGCGGGTGTACGGGAGCTATGCGACAGGTTCACGGCGGTCACGTCTGCTCTACTGGGGTGATGCGCTCGAGGGGAACTACGTCCTGGTCGAACGACGTGGACAACAGCTCGAAATTCAACCGTGTCTCATCAGGGCATTGGCACCCGATTCAATTGTCGGAGGATAGAAAGGAAAATCTATGTCAACGTTCCCACCGATCCTGTTCAAGTCGACCGATGCCGGCGCCCCCGTCCTCACGGGAGAGGTCGGCAAGCTCATCGGCGTTCTCTCATCCTGCTTGATCTGCAACTCGATGTTTACCGGGATCAGTGGCGCGTCGTTCGTGGACAACACGGCCGAGGCACGTTTGCAGGGCGGTACCGGCTTCGTCCTGTTCCAGGGCCCGACCGTCACCGTCGATGAAGCCTACGTCGGCATGTCGTCGCGCTTCGGCCGCGTCAAGATCGTCTTCGACACACCCGGCGTCCAGAACGCGGCGATCACCCTTGCATGGGAGTACTGGGACGGGTCAGCGTGGACAGCCCTGTCCGGCGTGGCCGATGGCACGTCGGAATTGACGGCCGACGGGACGGTGACCTGGACGATCCCGGGCGACTGGGCGGCGGTCGCGGTCAATGCGGTCACACAGTTCTGGATCCGCGTGCGCTTCACGGCGGGCTCCTGGACGACGAACCCGCTCGTGGCGACGCTGAGTGTGACGGGGTGGACCCTCGCCTTCGGGCCGACGGTCAACGTCGCGGACTACCAGCAGGGCGGGGGTAACCAGTTCTACCTCGACGTGAACGACAACGGGTCCGGGGCGGCGACCAGCGCCCGCCTGCGCGGGTATGAGGTCATGACGGCCCTCGCGACGGGGACCGGGCCGTTCCCGACCGCGGTGCAGTTCGCGAACGGGCTCTTCGCCCGCAAGGCGACCGCCGCCAACGCCACCGCGCGGCCGTGGTTCGTGGTCGCCGACGATCGCACGATCTACGTCATTACGTTCCCAGGTGATTCGTCGCGGTACTTCGGGTTTATGTTCGGGGACATCTATAGCGCCGTTGTGGGTGACGGCTTCCGGACCGAGTTGATCGCCATGACCGTGGAGGACGGCGCTGGTTCGAGCGAGCATCTCGCCCGGGTGGTCGCCAGTCTCGCGGTTGTGGCCGGGCACTACATCGCTCGACCATACACGGGCATCGGCTCCGCGCTGAACGTCGGTAAGTCTGCAGATGCCTCGAAGCAGGCGGGTGCGACCACCGAGTTAGCCGGGGCCATCACATATCCCAACGCGCCGGACGGCGGGCTGTACCTCGCGCCGCTATGGGTCAATGAGGGCGGCATCTACGTGCGCGGGCGCCTCCGAGGCTTCTGGTGTTTCCTGCACGCGATCACGTCACTCACTGACGGCGACACGTTCTCCGGCGCCGGGGCGCTCTCCGGCCGGACGTTCCTCTTCCTCAAGCCGACTGCGCCGGCCGGGGCCGGGGCCTTCGTACTTGAGACGTCCGATACGTGGGAGACGAACTAGATGGCCGACCTCGGCGCTATCGCGGTGATCGGGAACCTCACGAGCCAGCTTGACGATCAATCGCCTGACGTCTTCCCCTCGCGGATCGAGTCGGGCAACCTGGCGAAGGGGCTCTTGGGGCAGGTGCCGGTAGGCTACGCGAGGACGTTACAACTTACAAGCGAACTGGAGCCGTTGTTCTTCAACTTCACGCCAGCAGCGGGTGGGTTCGTCACGTTCAAGTCGGGACGTGACGACACTGTAGGAAATTCTACACCGCCAAGCCAGAAGCAGAGTCGCCCCGGGACTCTCAAGCGACTCTTGGTGCCGGTATCAGTGGGGGCGCGGACGATCTCGATCGACGTGCTCGTCGATCATGAAGACGTCGCGGTGCCTCCGTTCCCGTTGCTGATCGTGAAAGCGACCCCGGAGATTGGGCTCTTTGACGACGTTATTGCTATTGCTGCTGGTGTAGCAGGATGGCAAACGCTGACATGCGGATTCACAGCACTCTACTCCGGTGTGGTCGAAGTCTGGCGGGAACAGCCGAGTTTCAGCTTTCAGCGCGACGTCTGGTGGGACAACTTGACTGCTTCCTAGCGCGATGGCTTCGAAAGACTTTGATCTGTGGTTCATCGGAGCGCCAGTCCTCCAGACAGGCTCGACGGGCGACTTTGCGTATTGGTTCATCGGGGCACCAGTCTTGCAGTTCGGGGTGGTCACACCCCGCGACCTGGTCCGCGATGAAAGCATTCCTGTTGAGTCTGGCATTGCCCTCCAGAGTCTTGTTCTCGATGCCGCCATTCCAATTGATTCACTGGGGGCGGTGGTTGGTCTCATCCGTGATGAAGCAATCCCAGTCGAAGCCGGGCAGGGGATTCAGCGTGATGTCACGATTCCAGTGGAGAGTCATGGCAGTCTGCGCATCACTGCGGAGATCCCTGTTGAGTCGCTTGGGAGCCTGGTTCGCGACGATGACATCCCGATTGATAGTGAACAGACACGCATCGCTCTGACACGTGATGAAGCGATCCCTGTCGAAGCGGTTACAGGAGTTACCCGTGACGATGAAATTCCGATTGACTCGACTGCTGTTGCGGTGCTTACTCTGGATCGGGATGAAGCAATCCCGATTGATGCGTCGACTGTTCCAATCACTCCGTCGGATCTCGTCGTCTTCTACGGTGCAGGCGCCCCGTGGCCACCGTCGTGGCTCGTCAGAGCCCCGCTGCTCAACCGGACCCAGCACTGCGCAGTGCTCTACCTCGGCGGAACAAGCTGGAGTACATTCACCGGGAGCGAGCTACCCCCACGCCCGTCTCACATGGTCAAGCCCGTTAAAGCGCCCAGGCGGATTCGGAAGCCACATCCGACTCCGGCCCATCCAGGGTATGTCCGTGCGGGGCATTCGTCGATCATCTGGCTCGGCGGGCGCTCGACGGAAGCGACGCGGATCGACAGAGCAGCCGTGATGAAACAGGATGAGGAGGACTTCATGACGCTCCTGGCACTGCTATGAGCGTGATGATCGAAGCTCGGACGCATGCGGAGTTGTTACGTGATGCAAACACGCATGTGCGAACCTATCTCAATCGCAAGTTGGATGCTGATGCTGTCGACATCGCGAAGGTGTATCAGGGTTCACGCGACCGCCTGCTCACCAACCTGCGGGGGATTTACGACACGTACCTCGCCGAAGATCCGACGTATGTCCGGGCCAGGAGCACTGGGGCGTTCAGGCAGATGCAGGCTCGTATCGATCGTGAACTGCAGATGCTGACTGATGAAGTGGGACAGCGTGCTACGGCGAAGATGGCGGAGCTGCTGAACACACAGCCTGACATCCTGGAACGTCGTCTCGGAAAGATCTTGAATAAGTCTTTCTTCAAGTTACCGGTTACGGCGCAGAACGTCTTGGGTGAGCTCACCACGAGTGTGATTGGTGGGGCGACGTTCGAGGATCGCATTCTCTCGATGAGCGATGACATGAAGCGAGTGGTGACCAATGATCTCCGCCGCGGGCTCATCAACGGCGATGACTTCAATACGATCCGAGCCAGGATCTCCAAGACGTTTGGCGTCGACAAGCTGAAGAAGCCAGCGTACAGTGCCTATGGGTCGGTGAAAGTCTACAAGAATGAAGCCCGTCGGCAGTGGAATTTGTTGATGAAACAACAGGCTGATCGCATGGAATCGTATATGGTGTGGTTTGCCATGATTGATGATCCTGATGTGACGCCAGGTTGTGTGGCCAGGCACGGACTTCGGATCGATGAGGATCTCGGTGGCGATGCCCCACCCAGACACTACAACTGTCGGTGTACGATCGCCGTGATTGATGATCGTGATGAGATCACAGAGATGCGACTTGAAGGCTCCGCGCAGCTGAAGGTGATGGGGTACTCCAGGGCCGAAGCGAGAATGGAAGAAGCGAATTGGGATCCAGCCGAACATCCACGTGGGCATGGTGGGAAGTTCGGATCCAAGGGTGGGGATGAGAAAGGTGGAGAGAAGAGTGGTGGGGCAAGGTTTGAAACACGGATGCGCGATGCCAGTGGTGAGACGTTTGTTGGACCAGATGGCAAGGTGTATTGCGATGTCGCCGACAAGGATGGGATGTACGCCGATAATTCGTCGTTTCAGTCTGGTCACGAGACACTAGCCAAGCAAATAAAAGATGGATCGAGCGCTGCTGATCTTGTCAAGGATGGATTTGTTCGAGCGCGGATTGACAGCGGTGAGCTTGGTCTCGAGCTTGATCTCTCGAATGAGACAGCGCAGAACAATGCGATTTCAGTCGTCACATCGCATGCTAAGGGTGGTGATGTCTTTGTAGATTTTCCTACCAAGCAAGGTGGTCTCTCAACGTCAAAGATCGCCGCATTTACTGGACGTAGTGCTCCTGGGAAAGCGATTCGTTACATCAAGTCAGGCGGCAAAGATCGTTCTGAAACGACTGAATCATGGCGGCCAGCTCGAGAGCGTGAAGCCTGGGATCCAAGTCAGCATCCTCGGGACAGCGATGGTAAGTTCGGTGGAACCGGTGGGAGTGTGTCGCCAGAAGATGTTGAGCAGTGGGCAGACGATGCTGGGGCGAAGTTCGATGGGATTCAATCCTTCCCGAGCATCAAGGCTGATCCACTCGTTCTGATTACGGACAAGGTGTCGCAGTCGACCGGCGTGATTCCACTCAACAAGATTTCCAAGAAGGCGGTGCAGGACAAGGTCGACGAGATCAGAGCGAAATTCAAGACAGCGGGGTGGGGGTGGGGACATGAGACACTTCAGCCGGTGTCGACGATTCATGAAGTCATGCATGACGAGAGGACGCAGTACAAGAGCGTGCCCTGGCGGAGTCTCCCACGCGAGACTGCTGGGTACGAGCGTGGGACCTGGACGGATCTCCAGGTTGCTGTTGCGACGGATCACCCGGATTCGGTCTTGCTTAGGAAGCGGGAAGGAGAGGACGTTGAAGTCAAGGGCTGGAGCAGCTGGCGACCAGTGAAGCCGTCGGCCTATCCGATCCAGACGCTCCAGGGACTTGCTGATGATAGTGCGACGATTCAGCCCCCGTGGGATATACGATCGGAACGGCTCCCGCGCGAGATCATCGCACGCTGGTCAGCACTCCGAAACATCACGTTCCCAGTGGTGCCGGTATTTGCGATCGCACTTGTTGATCAACAGACCGCTGAGAATCTGACGACCGGAGCTGTGCCGCCGAGTGAGGTACTCTGGCAGAGTGGACTCCCGGCACTGTTCCCGCAGGCACTGATGCAGCTGTTTTGGCGGCAGGGGCATCCACCGAATCCACACTTCGTCTTCGGTGAAGTGATCGAGAAAGAAGTTCGACCCAGAACGATCGTGAACGTGACGACAGGCGAGGTAATCTATGCGGCCGACGACTTCGCGTCAGAGATTCTTTCGCCCTATACGCGAGTGGCCGCGGCAGTCCATGAGACTGACGGACGTATTTGGGCAATCATGCCTCGAGGCCTTGCACGATGGGTCCTGCCTGGTGGGCACATCGACGCTGGCGAGTCTCCACGCGCTGCCGTTGTCCGAGAGATGCTTGAAGAGACCGGGCAGCACATCCGCGTCCAGCGTCTGATCGGGACGTTGTATCGGCCATGGAGTCGAACGATGGTGTTCCTCTGCGCGAACATCACGAAGCACAAGAACTGGAGTTCAAGCGACGAGACGGACGCCGTGCTCGCGATTGACTTCAGAGATCTTGCGACGGACGAGCGACTCTTCCTCCAACGACATGGCATCTCGGCACGCTGGACGGAGGCGTCATGACCAAGCTGAAGTTGCCTTGCCTTGTTGTTCATCGTGGGAAGGTCTACCAGTTGAACGAGACTAGGAGAAAGGGGCTCATCCTCCAGGCTGCCGACCAGGACAAAATAAGGGTGGACAACACCAGAGGTGAGTGTTGTATACTCACCATCAACAAGCGGGTGGCGCTGAGGAGTCTGAAAGGCTCCGTCGCACAGCCCGGGAGATGAGAAGGCGATCTCATCTCCCGGGCTTGTTGCTTGTAGAGTCAGGAGGCCCAGCGCATCAAACGACACAGGAGGGCCGGATGACAACGAAGAAAGGCGACGCAATGCAGGTAGTCAAACCGCTTCGCGAACCAGTACGCATCCCGACGCAGTGCTGTGAACGTCCGATGCAGAAGCTCTCGCATCCGTCCAGCACCACGGGGCAGCTCAAGATTGTCATGAAGTGCACGGGCTCATGCTCCCGTCAAGTCGACATCACCCCACCGGATCCAGACCTCGAGAAGAAAGCTACCGCCGCGAAGCAGCGGTCGAAGGCGGGGAGGCGCTAGCATGGGACTCGTCACCAACGTCGAAGGGATCGCACGGGAGATGGGCATCCCGATCGGAATCAATCCGATGAAGCCCGGCGACATCATGTTGAACAAGAGCTTCCAGTCATTGCCGCCAATGTGTCCGGTCTGCTGGCCGAGCAAGATCCTCATCTATCCCACCGATCAGAACTCGCAGACCGGCAATCAGCTTTTCGAGTGCTTGAACGGTGACGGCCACTACCTCGCGGTCTGGCGTGTCAGGGATCAGACCTGGGGTCAGCGCCCCGGGGCCGAGCGTCCGAACTGGGTCGCACCGATTCAGGGTGGCCGCGCAGCGGTGAAGCCGACCAAGAAGAAGCCGGGGAAGAAGTCGAAGGCAGCGATCAAGGGTCGGCCTCGCCCGGTGCCCGATGACGGTGAGGAAGATGAGGAAGATGTCAAGGGTGCGCATGAGCTCAGACGTCGCGATGGTAAGCCTATCGATCCCAAGGCTCGTTTGCGATTCGATGTCACGGGTCCGGCACTAGCTGCGGCGCACAAGAAGCGGAAGGTCAAGACCCGGAAATGAGCGAGCTGCAAGTCCTCCACGGAGAACCCAGGCACAAGATCAGCAGCTTCGTTGCTGATCTTCTGGGCCGCCGGAGCGAGACCATCAGGGCGATGCGTCCGGCCCTGGTCAGCCTCGTCGTTGGCGTCGTCGGACAATTCGAAGCGATGAAAGCCCAGTTCTCCGTGATCGATCTGAAGAAGGTGAAGTTCGCAGAGACGACCTGGACCAAAGACGGCCAGCTCGTCATTCAGATCGGGTACGGTGAGCTGCCCGCATTCATGGAAGAGCGATATCACATCGACGAGATCGTGCAGGACATCATCGACAAGAACGCGAAGATCATCGAGTTGCGCGATGAGTTGGCGCAGTTCATCGCGGCGATGGTCGATCAGTGGGGGATCGTCAAGCAGCGGGAGCCGTTGCTGATTCTGGCTGGTGTCAGCTACGACAACTTCCGCTGGCTCGACAAGATGTTGATCATCGACACACGCGTTGCTGGAGAGCTGTACGGCTGGAACCGCGGGGCCAACGCTGGAGCGCGTGTGATGCTGTAGCAGACTTCGACTGTCTCGTCTCCACTCCCATCGGGACGCCAATGAGAGTGTAGGCGGGATTGCTAGATAACAGAGGCGGAGGACCGGGCCCCGGCAGCTTGGTTTTCCGCCTTTGTTGTTGCAGGCGAGACAGTCGAAGGTAGTACACAACGACAGAGGAGGAGCGGCGATGAAAGCAGAGCAGAGTAGTGGAGCGGTGGTCGAAGAGAAAGCAGCCCCGTCACTCGGGGAGCAGATCAGCAGGCTGGAACAGACAATGGTTCTGGAGGCGTTCAACGAGATGAAACGGCGTGGGGATGCGGAGCTACGAATCGCCTCCCGCCGTGATCGTGTCTCCGGACTCATCGAGGTGACCTACATCGGGGTTCACGAGAAGGCGGACCTGGAAGGACTCAGGGATCTCTACAAGCGCGTCAAGCGGGGGATGAAGTTCTAGATGCTACAAGCGACGCTCATTGTTCAGAGCTTCCTGCTAGAGGGTGGGCCGGGCTCTGGTCGACGTGGACATAAGTCGGATCGCGGGACCGTACCATATGCAGACAGGCAAGGCGCTGGACTGGATTCATTCAGTGGAGAGCCGGTTGATGGACCACTTGATTTCAGTGGTAAACCAGCTGGTAAGTTGGATGATGACTTCGACAGGGCATGGGCAGCACGTGATCTTGGTGCACTTGCCAAACTGACGCCGGCCAAGATCGAACCATCGACCAAGACTAAGGCACCAGGCACTCGCAAAGTCGGCAAGCGATCTGATGAGAGCTGGGTGGATCAGGGCAAGAAGAAGCCCGCAGGGATGAAGAGCACACTGCTGTACACTGCGCAGGCGATGCTCTCCCATGCTCCACTGCTCCGCAAGAAGAAAGTCCTCGCCAAGCCGGTCGATGATCAAGTCCCTGTGGCGAGCTTCGTCGATGATGTCAAGCGGAAGATGAAGCTCAAACACGTGATGCAGCATACGAACGAAGCGCTCCCTGGCCGCCTCGAGACCAAGGAAGATGTCAACTACCGCTACGCGGAGAACCCGGAACGGTCGTGCGGGAAGTGTACGCACTTTCTCTTTCCAGGCGCGTGCGACATGGTCGCTGGGTTGATTCGCTACGTCGATGTCTGCAATGAGTTCGAGGCGAAAGACAATGTCGCCAAGAATCAAGCTGCTCCGACAGTGCAGGCGACATTCGTCGACAGTGCCAAGAAAGAATCAGCTGTTCCCGGGACTGATGAGCATGCCGCGTTGCTGAGTGGGCAAGGCTGGCAGTTTCATGCGAACGATCACGACACCATTGTCTACACGAATCCCGAAACGGATGAAGAGATCCGCGTCTGGGATTCCGGGAACTGGATCCGCTATACCGCGGATCAGCACGTCGTCGCACAGGGACAGGGTGTTGAATCACTTAGGCAAGATCTCAGTGCGCATGAAACCGAAGGTGGACCTGGGAGTGGTCCGCAGAAAGGTGGGAAGAAATATCCACTTGGTCCTGGTACTGGATCGAGAGCGGCGAACAAAGATACGGCACGACAAAGTGAAGAGGGTGGCCCAGGATCAGGGCGTCGCTCAGGTGATGGGAAAGGTGAGAAGCAAGGCTTTGAGATTCATCTCAAAGATGATACGGGTCGCGATGAAAGTTACACTGTTGTCGCGATTAACAAGAAGGATGCAATCGACAAAGCCAAGGCTGAACATCGGACCAAGCGACCTGATGCCATGGACGTCAAGCCGACGTTCATTGGAAAATCTTACCGTTACAATCCCGAAGCAGAAGGCGGGCCCGGCTCCGGACGACGGCCTGGTGGCAAGACGATCTACGCCAAGGCTGAGCCTGCGAGCGATGAGGATCGCCAGATTGGAACGTTCACCCGCCGCGAGAAGCCGGGCGAGCGTCGCCAGCGGATCAAGGACAGGCCAGTGGATCCGGCAACGGCCAAGGCGATTCAGAAAGCATTGCTTGTCGTCAGAGCGTCACTGGTGACGAAGAACGAGGCCATGTCAACGATGGGCTCTCATGTCGCGATCAGCGATGTCCCGGGTAGTGATTCGCAGGACTACACCGCCCCAGGCCTGAAGCATGGACGGAGAGGAGCAGCATGAACGACGTCGACAGGATTGCTCGGCTGATCGAGCGTCGTCTGCCACTCCGTATTCTACAGCTCGTCGAAGATGATGAGCCCGAGCGCTCGCCCTTGCAGAAGCTCTGGGATACGGCGACCAGGCATGAGACCTGGAAAGCGTGCATGGCCAAGGCCGTCGGTGAAGTCTCCCCACCTGGCTGGGAGGGCACGGTCAAGGCGATGAAGGGACATCCTGACATCACCAACCCCTGGGCACTTGCCTGGTGGATGGATGGACAAGGGATGTCCTCGCACAAGCAGAGCGAGAAGGAAGGTGGTCCAGGCTCCGGACGCCACAAAGGTGGTGGGAGTCAGATCATTGCACGTGGTGAGACACCAAAAGGTGGATGGGCAGGTGACAAACGTTTAACGCGACCAAGCAATCGTCCGACGTCTCCTCGTCGTGATCGGTTCGATCGACCGAGTGATACACCAAAAGGTGGTTGGGCTGGAGCGAGGAGATTGACACGGTGACAATAGCAGTCGCCGACAAGAAGTCAGGCGTGACGACGCGCGAGATGCGATTCGTCACGCTCACCCCGTTTCGTGAAGCCGATGGCGTCGGGCTTGACAAGGTCGCGCGGAAAGCCAAGTGCATCATCATTACCGAGGGCTTGGGCAACCTCCGCGACAAAAACTACTACACGGCGGAAGCGATCGAGTCCGCGGCGGTGGTGTTTCAGGGCAAACAGTTCTACATCGACCACCCGTCAGAGAGTGAAGAAAGCGATCGCCCCGAGCGATCTATCTACGATCTCGCCGGATGGTTCGGGGAGTGCAAGCTCGGATTCGTTCCGGATCCAACGACAGGACAGCGGCTCCGAGCTTGCTTCGCGGATCTGCAGTTCGATACAACCGAAGCAGGCAGCACGGCGATGGGGAAGGTCGAAGCAGCGCTCGCGTACCAGAAGCAATTCCCGAATAGCAAGGATGTGTACGCCGGGATCAGCATCAATGGTGGTGGGATCTCTCACCCTGGAACAATACGGGGCATGTCGGTGAATCTGGTGACGGAGATTCAAGAAGCATTCAGCGCCGATATCGTCACGAAGCCCGCCCGGGGTGGGCGCTTCTTGGCGCTGATCAAAGAGGCTGCGAAGGCGGCGGCCTGGACGCGCTCCCAGACGCGGCAGCGTCGGGAAGCATCGCCCCGGACGGGGGCAGAAGGAGGGCAGTTCATGGCAACGGCGGTACTCAAGGGCCGTAGCAAGGAGGCAGGGAAGGATCCGAAGAAGGAGAAGCAGAAGGATCCCAAGGCGCTGGAAGCCCAGGCCGTGCTGCAGCAGGAGACCATCAGCCTGCTCCGCGAGGTCAAGGCACTCAAGCGTTCTGTTCGCGAGGCGGAGGCCCAGGACAATCTGGACGCCGTCAAGGAAGTCGCCACCGAGAAGCTGAAGGCGGCCGGTGCGAAGTATGCGAAGGCGCAGAAGACCGCCGATGTCGCCGGGGGCGATGTCGCGGACATCCTGATGGACATCCAGCAGGACATCGGTGAGCTGTCCAAGATGATGGGCATGGGCGGCGGAGCCGACGAGGAGTTGCCCGAGGGTGACGAAGTTCCGGAGGAAGTCCCCGAAGAAGTACCTGAGGGTGACATGCCTCCCGAGGGCGGTGGTGAGCCGGAGCTGGTCGCCGCTGAAGGCGAAGAGGAAGCGGAAGGGGAGCAGAAGAAGAAGGAAGGCGAAGAGGAAGCGGAAGGGGAGCAAGAGAAGGAAGGGGAGGACGCCGAGAAGGAAGCCTTCGGTGACGATGACGACGAGGACGATGACGAGGGTGATGGAGATCTCGGCATGTCAGACGAGGCGAGTGAGGCCGACCCACAGCGCATGCAGTTCAAGTGCGCCAAGTGCGCGACGGTCAACGAGGTCGCGCCACCCGAGGGCTATCAGCTCTCGAGGGCCGGCGAAACGATGGGCGAATCCGAGCGGCAGCTGCGCGGTCGAATGATCTTGATCGAGCGGCAGCTCGAGGCGAAGGAGGGGAGGTTCGTGAAGACCAACCGGAATCTGGCGACGGCACTGAAGGAGAACCAGAAGCTCGCGATCGAGCTGCGCAAGGCGAAGTCGAAGATCATCGCCTTCGATCGACTGGAGGAGGCGAGCAAGCAGCTGAAGGAGGCCAACATCCCGGCCGACATCCTCTCCGCGAAGGATCTGGTCACGCTGTACGAGCCCGAGCAGTGGGAGTCGGCCATCAAGCAGGCGAAGAACATGCTCGCCCGCGAGGCCAAGCTCACCAACCGGCAGCTCTCACCGACCCGGGAAGCGGGCGGGTTCCAGGGCACCGGCAAGGATGGCGAGGTCACCGCGAAGGATCTGTCAACGAAGTTCCACGAAGCCTACAGCGGCAAGAGCGAGGACAAGAACAAGTAGTCTCTTCCAGTCGCGTCATGCAACGCACAGACGCTGAGAGGAGGTAACGAGCAACTATGGGCAGGTTCCCCAACTTCTACACGTACATCAAGGACATCAATCGCGGAACGGGTGGTGCCGGATCTCCGGTTGCCTACCGCTACGACGCCTCAGCTTTCACCACCGATCCACTCGGACAGCCGGGTGCCGGTGAGATGGTCGCGTGGGATGTCACGAACCAGCGGATCCTCCGGTTCAACCGGACGGGTGCCAACGGCAAGTACATCGGCGTGCTACGCGAGCCCGGTGACGGGATGAACGTCCTGGGCAGCAACCCCGCACTCACTCCGCGGGAGCTGTCGGTCATGACCAGCGGCATCCATGCACTGGTCGGGACCGGTGGTGAGACGTACTCGCACGGCAACCCGGTCTACATGTCCGGGACCGATACGACGAAGGTGACCAAGACGGCGGCGGGCGGTGTGCAGGTCGGCATCGTCGAGAACCCACTCAACCAAGCGATCGTCGGGGCGGTCCGCGTCCCGGTTCTGATCGACACGTTCACGGTGACCCAGATCTAGTGAAAGGGAGGTGATGAACGCAATGAAGGGTCAGATGGTCGACATCAACAACATCTCCCGCGCGCTGCAGCTACTCGCCAACGCGGATCCGTCGAAGCTGCAGTCCAGCTTGGGCGGGCTCGCCGAGGTCGATCGCACGGGGCAGAAGGGTTACACCTTCATCACGGCGAAGGAGCGGAAGTGGTACGGCAAGAAGCTGACCGAGCTGGCAGAGTCGGTCTGCCCGATCTGGAGCCGGGATGATTTCAAGCCCTCACGCTGGATGGACGCCTGCATGGAGACGGTCCGCGGATTCCGCGAGGCCATCCCCGAGACAGCGCTGGCGTTCCTGCTGCGCAAGGGGATCCAGACGCTCGCGAACGACTGGTACATCTCGGTCGCGCGCGAGTGGCAGGACTACGCCCTCGCCGCTTCAAGCGACGCGGTGGCGGAGTGGTACGGTCCGCTCTACGGCAGCACGGTGGCAGGGCGGGTGGCTCGCGGGGATCGCTTCCCCGAGGGTCGCATCATCGGTGAGGACAGCGTGCTCGTCAACCAGAAGTTCGGGTTGATCGAGTCGTTCGATCGCGAGCTGTTCGACGACGACATGACGGGGCAGATCCGTCAGCGGGCCCAGCGGCTCGGTCAGTCGATGGCGATCACGGAGAATGCCTACGCGGCGCTCAGGTTCATCGGGCTCGCGGCGACCTACTCCAACCTCATCGTTCCGGCGTCGAACTACACCACGATCGACATCAATGGTGCCGCGGTCAACGGCCCCTTCAGCGCGACTCTGCATGGAACCTTCGGGAACCGGCCGGGCACGTACGTCGCACTCGCGCTGAACCCACTGAAACAGGCGTGGAGCGATCTGCTCAACGCGATGGATCCGCAGCAGAACAAGATCATCGTCAATCCCAACACGCTGCTCCACAGCTCGATGGACGCGCTGCACGCCCCACTGCTGGTCAGCCCACCCGCGGGAGTGCCGTACTACCCCGCGATCACGGGTCCGACCGGTAGCACGGCGGCCACCGCAGCCTCGGGCTTCCCGGGCGGCGTCTTCGGTGCGAACCCGTTCATGGGGCTCGGCATCAAGCCGGTCCTCGCGCGATTCCTCCCCAACTGGGCGTGGGGTCTCGGTGAGCGGGCGAAGGGCTTCGTCTTCCAGGAGCGTGATCCGCTGGAGGTCATCCAGGAGGGTGTCACCAGCGGTGCAGCGTTCGAAGTGGATGCCTACCGATTCCGCAGCCGGCGCCGGTTCGAGGCCGACTGGCTGGGTGGTGGCAGTCGCTTCTGGTGGCTCGGCAACGACGGTTCCATCACCGGGCTGTTCTAGTCGGTGCAGGGATCGTAGGGGCTGCCCGGTGCTGGGTGATTCAGTTCATCCAGTGCCGGGCGAACCAACATGAGTGAGTTTAGCGGGCTGAGCGTCCTTCCGGCTCCCAAAGCGGGATGGGCTCGAGGTCCGCTTCGTGAGCGTGATGATGAACCACTCGATCGCTGGACGGTCCGGCAGATCGAGCGACATCGGATCATGCGCGAGATGCAGACGCTGCTCGGGACCGTGATGCGCGATACGACCGTGCTCACCCGTCCTGGGCTCCCGCACGTCATCGCTTACGATCGGAGCGGGAAGCCGTTGCGGTGGTCGCTCTGGGCACCGCACAAACTGTTGCTGATCGATGTCTATCGTGTTCAGCTCCCGCCGGTCGCTGAACTTGAAGACCGCGACAAGTTTGCGCAGGCAGAGAACTTCCGTTACGGACTCGTCGAACCTGGGAAGCGTTTGACACTCGAGGCACTCCGAGCGTGGTTGACCGGAGAGGAGGACTAACGACATGTCGCAGGTTGTACAGGTCGATCCAGCGGGACGGCTTCACGTCTTCAAGTATCTGCTCAGGGTCAATGGTGTGACATCTGACAAGGGGCAGAACCTTGCCGGCTTTGCACCCAAGGCATTGCTGATCATTGGAACGTTGACAGCAACGGCGATCACGTTCCAGGGTGCGATCGCGAACAAGGAAGGGAACGATATCAATCAGCCGTACTTCCCCGTTCAGGACGGCGCGGGATCGGCTGCCACAGTGACCGTCGCAAGCAATCAGTTCGTTGCTTTTCCGGCGGCACTGCAGGCGCTCCTGCTCGGTGTTCCGTTCCTGAAGCTCGTTCCAGGAACAGTACAGGCCGCGCAGGAAATCGAAGTGTACTTGCTGGCGTCGGCACTACCGTAACCGATAACGACAGGAGGAATTGAACATGGCGCTTCGTACGCGACTCACACTGCAGTCGGTCAGCGCGGTCGGGGGGAATCCTCTCGCCTTCGCGCCGGTCGACACGATCAACGGGATGCAGGTCCAGAACAGTGGGCGCGTCGCGCTCATGATCAAGACCGGCACAGGGGCAGGCGTGACGATTTCAGTCCCGTCCGTCGCCTGCATCCACGGCCGCCTGGGCAACATCAGTGCGGTCATTCCGGCCGATACCCTCGAGACCTTCGGGCCCTTCCAGGATCCGACGATCTGGGGTGACGGTCGCGATCAGCTGTTCGCGGATTTCTCAGCAGCGATCGGTGGGACGTCGGTCAACACCGTCGCAGCGGTCCAGATGGTGTAGTCGATGGGAGCCTGGCCGGATCTCGCTACCGCGATCTCCGATCTTCGGACGTTTCTGAGTGATGGGCCAACAGATCGGCCTGTCAAGCAGAAGAAGCTGGTCGGGGAATGCGATGGTACGAACACGGAGTTCTTCGCATGGGAAGAGCGCGTGGTGCCAGGCTCGCTCGTTGTCAATGTCGATTTCACTCCGGTGGCGGCGACACTGACGGATCCAGTGATGGGTCTGATTACGCTGGCGTCGCCACCGGCTGGTGGGTCAACAGTGCGCGCCCGCTACTACTACCAGTATTTTCTGGATGCGGAGTTGCAGCTCGCACTGATGGACGCGGCAACACAGATTCAGGGCAGTGACGATGTGACCACCATCGAGTCGGCGATGAAAATCGTCGTCCTGAATTTCGGTGGGTACTTCGGTTACAAGAAACAGGCGATCCGCTGGGCGCAGCGGATGTCGGACAAGTGGATTCTCAAGGAGTCACCTGAAGAGGGTGACAACCTCTCGAAATCCAATCTGTTCGACAAGCTCGCCCGGACGTTCATGGACGAGGCCAGGATTCTTCGCGATGACTTCTACAAGCGGCAGAGTCGTCAGCTTGCGCCGGCAGCGGCGATGATGAAGCCTCGCATTCCACGAGTGGGGCCACGGTTCTAGCGATGCACGTGCCCACCCTTGAAGTCGACGACACCGGGTTGCAGAACATGATCCGGGGTGCGACGGCTGCCTTTCAGGATCTTTCCCCGGTCTGGATCGAGATCCGGCAGATTTACATGGACTTCATCAAGGAACATTTCAACAGTCAAGGCAGTTACACCGGGGAGCCATGGCAGCCACTCTCTCCGAACTACGCGGCGTGGAAAGCGGCGCACATGCCAGGGGTGGGGATTCTCCGGGGGTTGAGCGACAATCTCTACGGAAGTCTCACAAGCATCGGACATGCTCAGTCGATCTTCCGCTCGACACCACTCTGGATGGAGTACGGGACGTCAGTGTTCTACGCCCGTATTCATCAGACCGGATCCATCAGAGTGCAGGGCAGACCACCAAAGCGTATCGTTATTCCAAAGATGACGCAAGCCGAGGGTGAGCGCGTCGTTGACGCGATGGCCGCGTACCTGCTCAAGCGGATGAGAACGGGATAGCATGAGTACGCCAGGACATGCGTTTCCACTCATCAACATCGTCCCAACATCACTTGGGGAATCCGCGCTGCAGGCAGTCGCGTACAACCTCCGCGCCGGGTTCAATGGTGAGATCGATCGGTTGCTCTTGGCGTACAACGACACAGTCCCGATCGCTCCCAATCAGCGCGTGTCAACGGTCAATCTGCCGAAGATGTCCGAGAGTGAGTGGTACATGTCCGAGGTGATCGAGCCGAAGACGTTTCCGGCGGCGTTCATTCTCTTGGATACCTCTCGGCAGATGCTCGAGGCCCAGAACTTCGAGATGAGTGAGCACACGATCTACACGGTTCTTGTCACCGAGGACGTGGAGATCGGGCGCATGCTCAAGACGGTCTGGCGCTATGGGATTGCAGCGTGGCGGTGTCTGCACGACAAGAACTTCCACAACACGTATGTCTGGGTGGATGGCTTCGAGTACAGCCCGACGTATACCCGTGGTGGTACGGGTGGGCGCGATCGCCAGTTCCGCAAGGACATCACAATGCGCGTCAGGGCCCGGTCGTACGAGCCGTGGTCCTAGCGAGGGAAGGAGTCTAAGGCATGGCGCAGAATCCGATTCTCATCCACGTCGGGCGAGGGGACATCTACATCAACGTCCCGATTCCGACAGTTCCGCCGGTCCCGCTGAACGTGGACGGGAGTCCGCAGCCGGGCGGGCGGTTCATCGGGAGTACACTGGACGCTGCGGCGCTGATCGTCAGCCCGACGACGTTCGACATCGAGACCCAGCAGGACACCGGGAACGTCGGTTACGTCACGATCAAAGAGGATGCTCGGATCGAGTTCACCCCTGGTGAGCTCTCTTACGAGAATCTCCGCGACATGACCCTGAGCCGATTGGACCAGGTGACCGGCATCAGCTTCGGTGGTGTCATCAATCCTCAGCTCTTCTCGGTTCTGATCGTCGCCCCACGGCGTGCGGGTGGCTTCATCTCCGCAATGCTCTATCAGGCGATCTTCGGCGAGGCGAGGAACTGGGCCTTCGCGCGGCAGACGAACATGGCGCCCAAGATCGCAGCCAGGGCACAGTCACTCACGACTCGCAACCAGGGCGATCGTCTCGGGTACTTCTTCCCGAACACGCCCTTCGGTACGCCGCCAGCGTACGCGTTCGTCACGCCGGCACAGATCCCGACAGGTCAGGGTACGTAGCACTGCAGTGCCTTAGCCCGGTGCCCCTTCATGCAGGGGCACCGGGCGCAACAACGACATAGATGGAGGCTTGACCATGGCGGGATATGGCAACATCGAAATGCTCCCACTACCGTCCGGCAACAAGGTCCGCGTCAAACGTGTTTCGCTCCTGACGCAAGTCCGGCTCAAGCAGATCCCACCGAACCTGATCAGTGCAGTCTGGTCCGTGTTCGGGCGTGATGGCGACGGACCAGCGCCCCCGATCAACATGAACGAGCGGGCGGAGACCATGATCGGCCTGATGGACGCGGCGATCAAGGCTGTGGTCGTGGATCTCAAGATCGTCGATGAAGGGCTGAGCGAGACCACAGTCGATGCCGAGGGATTCACGATCGGGCAGGTCAACATCCGCGACATTCCGGATACGGACAAGGCGCTCATCTTCGGATTCTGTCAGGGGAGTGTGAACGCGAGTCCGATTACCATGGAGGTGGAGCGCGACCTGAAGTCCTTTCCTCCTGAGCCCGCACGCGAGACTCCTGGACCTAGCGGCGACGCGGTACGGGATACGACCGAGCAGCATGATTCGCCTGAGTCCGAAGTCGGCGTTGGCCCTCGCCTTTGATATGGCGCTGGCGCTCAGAGGCACGCTCGAGGAAGTCGCAGCCATGGAAGAGTCGATGCAACGGGCCAATGATCCTGAGGGCAGTGGGAAATACTCGGTGTTCACGCCTGAGGAGATCGAGAAGCAGGGCGGCTTGCTGAAGTTCTAAGAGGAGCGCAAGCATGGGTGGCGGGAATCCTGAACTGATTGTTCGCACGGGCGTTGAAGGGCAGGCGGAAACGCTTGGCTTCTTCAAGCAGCTCCAGGACGCCGCGGGCAAATTGAAGGATGGATTCAAGAACATCGCCGGCGCTGACATCAGTGCGCCGATGATGCAACTTGGGGAGAGCTTCCGTGCTGGGGCGTCTGCCGCCCAAGGCATGGGCGGGATGGTCCAGCTCCTCTCAGGATCAATGTCGGCGATGACGTCACCGCTTGGCATTGTCGCCGCCGGTGTTGGGGCACTCATCGGGATCATGAACAAGGCGGCGAGTGCGACGGAAAGCGTCTACCGTGAGATGCGCTCACTCACGGCGGTCACAGGGATGACTGTCGAAGAGACCAACGTTCTCGCCGATGCGTTCAAGCTGATGGGCTTCGAAGGCGACATGATGACACGAACGATGTTCCGGCTCTCGATGGAGATCGAGAACGGAGGCAAGAAGCTAGGAGCCTATGGCGTTGCGATTCGCGATGTCGATGGGAACATGCGCAGTACTGGTGAAATCTTCGAAGATACGCTGAAGCGACTTGGTGAAATCAGTAACGCTAGTCAGCGCAATGCGGCGTTGATGCAGTTGTTCGGCCGCGCAGGACGCGAACTGGCTCCGATGTTGGAACAGGGCGCGGCAGGGTTGGAGAAGTTCAAAGAGAAAGCACGTGACGTCGGGATCATGACCAAGGAGGACATGGAACGAACGAAGGAGTTGATTCAGGCTAAGGCTGCCCTGAGTGATGCCTTCGAAGATATGTGGATTGTGCTTGGTCGCTCATTGATCCCGGCACTCAGCGAAGGTGTGAAGGTTCTGAACTTCTTCATCGAGGGTGTGACTGCGATCATCGGCTTGACTATCGAATGGATCAAGTGGATGATTACATCGAATGAGGCACTTGATCCACTTTCGGTCTCGTTGAAGGCGGTCGCGGCAGCAATCTGGGCAATTGGGAAGGGGATCGAATTCATCAAGTCGTTTGGAAAGGTTGTCGCTGATTTTATCGTTGCTCCAACTGGAGCGCCTGGAGCCAAGTCGACATCGAAAGCGTCGGCACCTGGGGCGATCGTTACACCTGATGATATCAACGAACAGGCGAAATCACGGGATGCTCAGCTGAAAATCGATCAGAAGTACTTCAGTGATCTGCGATTCATGGAGACCGGATCCAAGGTTGAGCAGCTCAAGATGCAGATGGGGTATAACGAACTCATCATTCAGGCCGAGCGTGAAAAGACCGCGGCACTCCTGAAGATCACCAACGATCCGATTAAGATCGAGAAGCTCAATCGTGAGCTGAATGAGAAGGAGATCGCCGCCGCTGGGGAGCGTCGTCTTGCACTTCTACAGATTCGTCAGGCTGAGGCTGATGATGCCAAGAAGTCAATGGATGATCAGGTCAAGGCACGGCGTGATGCGAGTGAGCGAGAGATCAGGGTTGTCGAGATGCAGCGTGACTCCGAGTCTCGCCTGATTGAGCGCGTCGACACGGATGCCAAGACCAAGATCGAGGATCGGAAGAATCTCGAGATCGATTCGACGCGGCAGATCACCGAAGCCAAGAAGGGGGCGATCGATTCTGAGATCGCCGCGAATAAGGCGTTAGCGCTCCAGTACCAGGACAATGCGGTACTTCAGCAGGATGTCCAGCGTAAGCTGATGGATCTCGCCAATCAACGGGCGAACGTTGAGCTGGATCAGATCTCACGCGTAGCCAAGGCTCGCGATGACGCGGCCAAGGCTGAGCAGGATCGCCGGGACAAAGAAGCCGGTATGCTCGGCCAGCTCATCAAGATGGCTGAAGACTACGCCAAGAGTCAAGGTCGGAAGACCATTACGAGTGGTGATATTGGACAAGCTATGCAACAACAGGAGAAGCAAACAGGCAATCAGTTTGCGCAGTTCTTTGGTGGTGGGGCGGTGGATCCCGCGAAGATGCGGCAGGCGATGGAGTTTCAGCAGTTCCAGCGTCAGATGCAACAGCAGGGCAGTACGCCAGAGAGTGTACTCTCATCGTCATTTGGGCAGGCGCAGAAGACAATGGGTCCGGGACTTGGTTATGATGCCGCGACAGCCGCATACAATCGTGGTGACATTGGAATGGGTAACATCATGTATCAGCAGGCGCAAGGACAGGCTGAGATCGAACGCGCCGGTGGTGGCATTCCAAAAGACAGATCCGGTGTCGGGAACATCGTACAGGATCTGAAGAAGTCTGGTGACCAAGCGATTCAGGACATGCTCGGGAGAATTCCACCGATCATGGGCGATTGGTTCACCAATTTCTCGGATGGTCTCATCCGCAAGCTTGAGGAGGAGGCCGCCAGAATATGAACAGAGCTAGAAGGAATTGGAGGATGTCCAGCGTGGCAATATGGATCTCTCCCCGTCTAGAGGGAAAACTTTCAACTGGGGTCAACCTCTGCCTACTGGGTAGGGATCTGAGGGGGGTCTAGCATGGCCCAATTGAACATCCCGACTCCCCCAATCGGGGCACCATTCCCGCTTGGGGGCGTGTACCTGGATAACGTCCGGTTCACGACGAACCCGAAGACGTACAAGCCAGTTCAATGGAAGAAGCGCTATTCAATCCAGGACGCGATCGGTGGGAAGGTGACCATCCAGGACTTCGGGACGTTTGCGAAAGACTGTGAAGTCGTGTTGGCGAGTGAGGACAAGCAGTTCCTTGATGAGCCAACGACGATTACGATTCACGAGAAGTTCAGGATACGTGGCGCGACCTTCGAGCTTCGGGACTGGATGCTTAACAACTTCACGATCTTCATGATGGAGTTCGAGCCGATCAACTTCAGGCCGAACATCTATCTGTACAACGCGAAGTTCAAGGTTGTCGCAATCAATACCTTGTGGGGCGTCACCTACGTGGGGACATAGCCTATGTCAGCGACCGTACAGTTCTACGATAGCGATGGCGCGACACAGATCACGAGCTTCGACTTTGGTGACATTGACGGGGGCGAGCATATTCGGCCAAAGAAGTTTGGGGTCCGATCAACATCTGATCGTGTCCTGAACGGGGTCAATCAGCTCCTCGAAGCGATCGCTGGAAACGATGGTATCGACATGGTGTCCCATGCCGCTGATCCCGTGACCATCGGGACGCCCTACGGTCCATCGGGACTCGCGGCACAGGCGACACTGTCTCCCACGGCATCAGGCGGTGTCTGGAGCGCGATAGGTCCGGTGGGCTACAAGGTCACCTGGACTAACGCGCTTGGTGAGACCATTGGCTCGGCTGAAGTTACGATCAACGTCGATGATGTCACCAAGCTTGTCACGCTGCTCTGGAACAGTGTCCCGGCAGGAGCAACAGGGGCGAAGGTCTACCGGACGTCACTGCCAGGGACGTACAGTGGGACCAACCTCCGTGCAACACTTGGGGCCACGAACACCTATGTCGACAATGGTGCTGCGACGACAACAGGTGTCCCGCCATTGCTGAACACAACGGCGGGGTTCAATCTCGCTGCCGTGCTCTCGGCTCCTGCTGCTGGTGGGATCTGGCCAGTTATCGGGGCGCGATTCTGGCGCGTAGTCGGCTATGATGCTGATGACATCGAGCTGGGCAATAGTTTTGAGGCCACGGTCACTATCGATGATACAACGAAAACTGTGGCCCTCTCTTGGGCGGCGGTCACTGGCGCGAGTAAGATCCGAGTGTGGCGGAGCACAACGACTGGGGTATATGCCACACCGGCACTTGTCATCGAGCTGGCTGGTGGCGCTACTGCCTACGTCGACATCGGTACCGCGGTCACGGCCGGCACGTTGACCTCGACACCATCATACGGAATTCCTCCGACCGTGTTCGCCAGCGGTCCGATCAGCGAAGGACAGGTTGATATCGGAGAGTGGTACTTCATTTGGGTGCTCATCGATGTCCCAATCAATGCGCCAGAAGTCGGCAACCCCCGTCTCGTTTTTGAGACGGCACAGGAGAGTTAGCTATGTCGGTCACACTCGCAGATCTCAAGCTTTACTACGCACAGGTCGATCCGGACGACGATCTTGTCTCCCCAATTGGGGGCCCGATCGATCGAACCAAGCGTCCGGCGTTCATCGATGCCGCTGGGCTCATGCAGATCGTCAGCTCAACGACGGTCGACACCACGCAGCAGGTGACTGTGTTCGGACGTGATGTCACCGGTCTGATTATCAGCGAAGCCAAGATTCTGATCGGGGTGACGCCGGTTGTCATGTCCAGCACGTTCGAGCGGTTACTGAAGTCGATCAAGAATGCGCTGACTGTCGGTGACATCGCACTCGAGGGGCAGACCGGGCAGCTCTCTGGGCAGCTCGCCGGCGCGACACTCTTCGACGTCACGCTCCCTGTGGGGTTCTCTGCGGTCGATGGGGCGTTCAATCAGTGGGTGCTCCGTGGGACTGGGACCAGCAAGTCGATCCGGCGCGTCATCAACTACCGCGGTTTGGATCGGCTGGCGACAGTAGATCATCCCTATACGACACTCTTTCCAACGCCGGCAGTCGCCGGGGATAACAGGAGCGGAAGCGGCGAAGCCTTCGTACTCTCGAAGGGCTACTTCTTCGAGCGCAATCCGTCACAGGTTATCGAGATTCGGCGTCCGTTCTACAATTCGGCGGCAGACACACCGGGTGGCGCGATCAGGACGTACTACGCGAAGATGTTCTGGGATAACACGAGTCCGCAGGGACTCGCACTCCTCGCCGCACAGATCGCCGAAGCGAGTGACCCTAACGCGGACATCGCCTTCGCGCTCGGGACGACATTCAACGATGCCTTCTTCAACGCGGGCAACAGACAGACCGCCCCGGTGACTGGCGTTACGGCATTCGATTCAGCGACCAAGGCTGTTCCGGGTGGCAGCGGAGATCTCAAGGCAGGATCCAACATCGCAATGTGGGCAGAGCTGACCCTGCTTGCCGGCGCGGCAGCGCAGAATTCGATCTGGACCCCGAGGCTGACCGGGCAGACGGTGTAACATGACGACAGAGAAATTTACCAACCTCGGCGAGAGCACACTCGCCGCGCCGTATACGAGTGGTGGGTCGTCACTCACCGTCGTCTCGGCGGCGGGATTCCCGACGACAGGCGTGTTCCGCGTCTCACTCGGAAACGTGGCACGGACTGTCTGGCGCGTTGACAGCGTCGCCGGCGCTGTATTTACGGGTGCCGCTGAATTCAGTGATGGCAATGCCGCGAGCGCTGACACGGTCAAGATTGCCGCGAGTCGTGGCGTTGCGGAACGGTTTCTTCAGAGTCCTGAAGTCGACGAAGTCCGTGCTCCTACCGGTGTCTCAGCGGGTGACTTCTTCGGACCACTTTACAAACTCATTGCTCTTGATCAGTCAGGATGGACATGGGATAATCAAGGCACCAAAACGGTTGTTCAAGCTAACGGAATTGTGTTTCTGTCAGGACCGGCAACCGGGGCAGGGACCAGCGTGGGGATGCGGCATACTAGTGCACCGGGTTCTCCCTATGTAATCACGGCCGCTATCCGACTATTGCAAGCTGGCGATGATGATGTCACCGCTTCCGCTGCATTGATGTTCGGAGGTATTGGGTGGCGATCCGGTGCGGGTGGTCTGAGACTGATTGTTGCGGCAGCGAATGGTGGGATCTACCTGTATCAGTACAACAACACTACGTCTTTTGATTTGATGCTGGTCGGTCGCCTTCCCGGATACAGTGGTGGACCGATTTGGCTGCAAATTGAAAATAACGGTGTCAATCACTTTGCCCGCTATTCCCAGGACGGCGTGAACTTCACGCTGGTCCGTCAGTCTGTTATTGGTGAATTCACCGAGACTGATGTAGGAATTGTGGTTTCCACAGAGGGAGCGCTAGCCTCGTTTCCTATTGACGGACCATTCGGTGTTGCCGGTATGAGTGTTCTGTCATGGCTTGAGACATAATCATCCATGGCACCGACCTCAGAATGGGGTCTGTTTGAATGGGGCGAGGCCGAGTGGGGGTCGGGCGAAGATGATGCCGTTGTTGTCATCGACCTTGCTCTCGATTGCCTCATCCCAGTCGAGAGCACTGGCTTCTTCGCAATCCAGCCACTTGATACTCCGATCCCTGTTGACAGCACTGGAGTCAAACCACTCTCGATCGATATGCTTATCCCGATCGACAGCGTGGGTTTGGAGACACTCAACCGTCTTGACGCTATCCCAATTGATGCCCTCCTCGGAGGCATCCCGCTCACCCAGTATGCGGCGATCCCGATCGATAGTACAGGACTTGATCCGAACAAGTTGCTCCTCATCTGGAGCGTCAGGCAACCGCTTGATACACCATTCTCGATTCGCTGGCGAGTCGTCCAGCGTGGGCTCATCGCCAAGCTCCAGTTGCGGTGGACAATCAGACAACATATCATGCCATTCACGCTTCGCTGGAATGTTGTCCCTGACATCCTCTCGCCGCTCATCAGCATCGATGTCCAGAAGCCATTTGGGTCGATCACGAAAACGCCATGACCAGTGAATACGCGTCATTCAGTATCGACTCAACGTTGGAGCTGGTTGCCGATGGCTTCAACGCTGAGATCAACGATAGTGAGCTGTTCAGGCAGGCATCACCAGCCGATCGAGTTTCACTCGCGCTTGGATTGCTTGATGGGACCCAGCTGAAGACGATCTCACAGATTACACTCGGGATCATCGACGAATACGAAATCACGATTAGTCCGAATAATGTCAATGGGCGAATTCGTGGGCGGGATCCATCAGCACTCCTGCTGGACTCGTACTTCAAGAAGCGGTACATCAGGCTGCCAGCACCCCCGACAGTTTCGACATTCGTCCCGCCTATTGGGGCAATCCCTGAAGTGAAGGGGCGATTCACGGCCTCGCAGATCGCTGCTGAGGTCGTGGCGAGCGTGGGTCTGACGCTCTCCTATGAGACCATCGACTATGAACTACAGGCGACGTTCGAAGCGGTTGGGCGTGTTATCGATATTCTCAGGAACCTCATTCGTCCCTGGACATTCGTTGAGCCGTTTCGCACAGACATCTTCATCATGGGACAAACTATAGTTCTGCGACAGCGCCCGTTTCCGGTGACAACGCCGACGTACTTCCTCACGCTCAACGAAGTTCGGCGGAAACAGGTCACGATCCGCAAGCGCAAGACCAAGAAGGTAGGGATTCTCACGCTTCGTGGCGCCAAGATTGCCGAGTCACTCACCATCGATCCGGACAATGTGACGACAGGTGGATTCAACAATCTGTTCATCTCTGGCGAGCAGACCGAAGATGATATCCAGGAGAACTTTGCCCCACCTGACGTCTTACAGAGCATTGTCCACACGACGTCAGTGTTCCAGATGCCGGCACATATCTTGCTTCGCTCGACCAAAGAAGAATTCATCAAAGATCAAACTGGCCTGATTATGAAAACGCGAGAAAAGATTAACAACCGATGGTCGTCGGTTGCCTTCGATTCATCCGGGCAAGTTGGACAACCCAAGCAGGAAGAGTCACTGATCACACGTGAACGTATTGATAAATCGGATGAGTCAAAAGTTTTTCGCGTATGGGATATTGAATCAATTGGTTACTCATACAATAGCAGTGGATTTCTGACCGGTGAAACCGATGTTACCAAGACGCTTGATCTGCAGGAAAATGTACCGGTTGGTTTCTCGGAGCAGCTTGGGACACTTTTTGGCACAGCAGGAACTGGGCAATTCATCAATGCGACACAGACAGTTAAAACGCTTCGACCAAAAGGCAATCAGCTCGTCGAACAGATTGCCACTGATTACATCTGGAACAGTGGCGACAATGATTGGGATTTTCTCATGCGTCGAACACAGACGCAAGGTGGGTTTCAACCTGGTGGACCAGGACGAGCCGCCCCCATCTCACGGACCAATACTGCTGATGGGCAGCCCGGCATCGGTGGCTCCCGCCAAATCGAGCTCACGATCGTGCTCTCGACAGACAATGATGCGCAGGACATCGAGATCGGCGACGAGAACCTTGACATTGGGGCGCTCCAGCAATTGCAAGCGCAGTTCGTGGCGGTTCAGGGGATGTACGAGTATGAAATCATCTTCGATGGGATCGGGATGCCGTTCGTCCAGCGCGGCAAGACTGTTGCCTTCGTTGGGATCGAAGTCGAGGATGGAAGTCTCTTGAATATTCCGCCCGTGATCATTACGAGCGTGCGGAGCAAGTACGTGGAGAAGGATGATAAGTCAGAGTATGTGCTCAACGCCACCGGCTTTGGGTGGCAGGCTGCCTAAAGAAGGAAAGAACGACATGGCATTCAGACGAATGGTGAATCAGTACACGACGCTCATGCAGAACGGTGACGTGCAGGGACTCCGAAATCAGCGCATTACGATGGTCGGTAAGACGACGCCGAGCGATTCTGATGAGGCCTTCTTTGACACCGCGACCATGACGGCAGTCTCCACGACTGCCGGTGGGACAGCATTCTTTCGCGGACGCACTGTCCAGGCCAGACAATCGAATGACGAACCACTGACCGCCGGGCAGGTGGTTTTTATCACCAAGACTCGCGACGGTGAGTTCGTCATTGATGGATCCGTCAAGGGCTGATGCCGATCGAGTTCACCCCGTCTAGGCGTCTTATCGACGCATATCTCAAGCTCAGGAAACGTCTGCGTGGCGAGAACCCTGAAGCCAATCAAATCAAGAGCGAAGCGATCGAAGCTGTGAATGAGGATGGGACGTACGTCGTTAAGGGTGCCAACATCCCGGCAAGTGGAAACGTGAAGCTTTCGTCAGGACAGCGTGTTGATGTTGTCTTCAAGAATGCCCGCCCACGTGTGATCGTCGGACACAATGCCCGCCGGGCACACTTTGGTCCTGATGTTGTGCCGATTGGAAATGGTGTCGTCGAAGAATTGTTGATTTTACAGAATCAGATCTACTTTCGGAATGACAGGCAGTTCACACAACTAAAGATCAACAATCTTGATATTGAATTCGAATCCCCACCACTTGGTGTCCGCTGGGGATTAGATCGGCAGCACTTCCATGTTGTCATGGAAAATCACATCTACAACATCTATAAGATCACGCGTGATCCGGCGAAGGTACTGGCGGAGAAAACACCTGTCGTCAAGTTCATCAAACAGATTGCGCTCGAGACAATGCTCACGACCCTGCTGTTCGAGTTCTTTACATTCTCGATCACAGAGAGTAAGACGTATACAGTTAAGTGGATGGTCTTTCCGATTGGCTTCACGACTGATCACGACACGTTGATCTCAGGACCGCATACCTTGGGCACGGCGGTATCTGGAACGTTTACTGTGACACCACAGCACTTCATGCACCTCAGTGGTCCTGACATCGGGCAGTTCAAGGAGCTGCTTGGGAACCAGATGATTGTGCGGATCGCCGTTACCGATGTGATCGTCAACGCTGATGGGCATCTGATTATCTGTCTCTCGCTTGTGTGCGATACGTGTCCAGGCGATACAGACATTGATCAAGAGCCGTTCGTCTGGGCTCGTCTTGGGACACCACCAGGGCCGGATGGGTTCTTGGCGCCAGTAAATCAAGGTCCAGTCGGTGAACCGTTTCTTCTTCCGACGCCACCGATTGATCTGTCTATTGCATCGGCCCCAGCATTCGAGCATCATGCATTTTTTATCAATGCGACACTCGAACAAGTCTTGTGGCGGAGTCTACCTCTGTCGTTCACAGCATCACGGTTGGAACTCAAAACTGTTTCGGGTCCTGGACACAATGCCTTCAATGTGTTCAATCCGGCGATTGCACTGATTGATCCAGGGTTCGTTGATCCTCTTGCAATCCCGCCGGACTACTACAGGATTGGGGCGGCACAGTTGGCCATCGCCTCCTCAATCATGTTCAATGTAGGATCGATCAATGATGAGTGGCTCATTGCAGAAGCCTTTGCCGAGTTTGCAGATTCACCAGCCTTTGAGAGCGAAACGTTTGAAATCAGCACTCCATTGGGGTATACGTTTTTTAACCCAGTGTTGACGCCAGTGACTCCGCTTGCCTTGACAGTGCTTGCTTCGTCAGATACTGAGATGGTGTTGGAGCAAGGAATTTGGATACCAACACTACAAGCAGCCACCTATCGACGTATCAATGTTTCTTCATCGGAGGCGTACGCGGCCCGATATCAGTTGCGCATACTTCGTCTCCTCCGCTGGGACGCGGATCCACTCAAACAGCGTCTTGTGATTGTGGTGACAGCTGATGTAGCCGACGAACCATTTGTCGGGCAGGTGACACGCCCGGAACGTGTTTGGATCTACATCATCGATGGACAAGGAAAAATTGTTCGTACCGTACTCAACAACAGGGCTGTGTTCCAGGACTTCCGGTTTACCGTCGAATCGATCACGCCACGACATGTCTTGCTTCAGATCATCTGCACAATCTCTGATGTCATCAATGATAATCAGTCGTTCCTGTATCTCATTGATCTTGAAACTGGGCTGAACTCAACGGTGACAGGGAACGCTACAGATACTGAGCCAGCAGTGCTGCTCCAACTCTACGCGTTATGGCCACGCTTTGTCTATAGTGCGGCAGAACCAAAGCGACGATTTCTTGCAAGCGCGTTCAATAAACTTGGCGCGCCGATATTAAAGTTGACAGCGGCAACAGCAAGCATGACGAATAAACTGATGCCGCCTGCTGATGCCCGACTCAAGCAGGCTGGTGTGTTGATTGACGTTCCAAAGCAGTTTGTTGCTGAACGGCAGAGTCGATGGGATGCCTGGTTTCAAATTGTTTCCCAGAATATCGAGCTGCCATCGTCCACTGATCTGACAACCTATCAGATCTTCGAGTGGCAGAGTATGCCACCAATGGATGTCCAGTTGATTACAGATACGCGTTTCATCGGTGTCAGAGAAGCTGGCAAAGCCTTTGACTCTCAGGTGAAGGTACCGGCAGCATGATCAAGACAATGACGAGCATTATTTCATTCGACGAACGGGATGAACTTGAAGCATGGATTACACGGGATTGGCAGTGGGCAATGGGTGGTGTTCGCCCACCACATGGATGGCGACCATCTCAGAAATGGAAAACACCACCGCCATTGTTTGATGCGGTTGGTGAACGTGTTCGGATATGGTTGGGCATTGATGAATGGCAGCCCGAGCCACGCTTTGGGTGGACTGCAAACTATCAACCAACGTTGACATGGGTGACTGAACATTGTGATCCAGAGATTGCAGGGTTCATACATCTTCGGGCAAATGTACTGGTGACTCGTCCACCATCTGGCGGCATGCCTATTGTCGGTGGACGTAAACTGTCATTGATGCAACGCGACGCCTGGGCGTTGAATACAGCTGTGCTTCATAGCTCGACGCGCAGTGTTGGTGGTCCACGGCTGCTCTGTTCGTATGGATTTTTAGTCCCGAGTAGCAGTCCTGCAGTTTTGTGAAGGAGACGATATGGCATCATTTGTTCTTGCATATCCGGCGGTCCTGAAGATCGAAGCTGGCTATGTCAACGACCCTAACGATCCGGGGGGCGAGACAAACTTTGGCATCACGAAGCGGGATCATCCGGATGAGGACATCAAGAACCTGACGAAGGAGCGGGCTATCGCCATCTACAAGGCGAAGTACTGGGATCCACTTCGCCTTGACTTCATCAACGATCAGGAGATCGCCGACAAGCTGCTCGACATGTCAGTCAATCTAGGAACGGAAACGACTGCTATGCGGTTGCAGCGTGCGTTGAATTACACGCTCGTCGGTCGTCCAGTCATCATCGATGGTGACATTGGTCCACAGACTCTTGCCGCGATCAACGCGCTGGCGAGAGTAGCTGCGATCGGCCCAGACCTGGAGACCCTGGGCCTCGCACTCCGCGCCTATCATGCGGCGCGGTATATCGAACTCGTCGAAGGACCAGACCCTCGTTTCGATACGTTTGCAAAGGGCTGGCTCCGGCGTGCGATGAAGTAAACCCGAACAAGAGGGAGGGAATCATGTTCAGCAATCTCAGTCCAACGACGACCCTGACCATCGCACTGGTGCTCGGGGCCGTGCTCGGGGCTTTCTTCAGGCTCTGGGTCAGTCCGGCATTCGTGACATTCTCCAAGCAGCTCGTCACCGAGATCGCCTTCAACGGTCTCGCAGCGGTGCTGATCCCACATGCCGGGGCCATCATTCCAGGTCTCGACGTGACCAGCTTACCACCGCTGGCGGCGTTCGCCGTGATGGCGTTCATCGCTTCAGGCAGTGGTGACTTCGTGGGGAACATCAGGAAGCTATTCAGTGGTACCAGTACCGGTCTTGCCGGCAAGATCGTGTCATGGATCCTGATTGGATTCCTGGCGATCGGGCTGACCACCGCCTGTGCGAGCAGTGGTGTCGGCAAGGCTGTGCAGGCTGCCGATGCGCAGAAGCAACTCGTCGAACGAGCAGCGGTGGAGTTCGTCAAGCTGAAGCTTCGGGGTGATCCGCGTATCACACCTGCGGTGTACGAGCAGGGGCGGGCCGCCTACGAGAAGTATCAGGGTGCGCAGGCAGGTCTTGCGGAGGCCCTGTCATCCTGGAAGGTAGTGAGCAATCCGGAGAACGAGAACAAGCTACAGGCGGCGCTCGCCGAGGTTACGAAGAACATCGACTTCTACCTCGCTCTCGTCGGCAAGTTCGTCAACCTGGAGGATCTGAAAAAGAAGATCAGCGCTGGGGCGGTGGAGGAAATCAAGACCACCTCTGCTGCTCCGACCTGGTTCGAGATCTACTACAGCGCGAGCACGGAGCATTTCACACTCGCCGCGCAGGGGAGGTACTAGATCATGGGAGCGGAAGCGGCAGCAGGACTCATTCTGCAACTGATCGGGCAGGCGTTCGGGGCAGCAAAGAACGCCGGTCTGGTCGGCAACCCCGACTGGGTGAAGTACGTGGAGGCTGGACTCTACATGGCCAGCAAGGCGAAGGACATCCTCGGGGACATCTTCTCGAACCCGTCGAAGTACGACAACATGACGCCGGAGCAGATCAAAGCGTTGCTGATGCCGAAGACGTGGGACGAGATCGAGATGCAGGCGATGGCAGAGCTGGCCGCTGAAGGCAGTGGCGGGTAGCAGGGCAATCCACGACGGCACCGCCCGGTGATGTCAGGCCGGGCGGTGCATGGGAGAGCATGATGGGAAAGAAAGTGGTTGTAGCACCGGTCCCACCCAAGGCGTCGCTCTCTGATCTGTGGGAGCAGTTCGGATCCCTCGGGCAGGGCATTGTTAAGATCGGCGTGGCGGTCGCGATGCTCTACTCGCTGTATCTGTGGGGATCTGGCAAGATCGTTTGGGCTGATGAGCTCACCCAGCTTGTCGCGGATTTTACCTGTCAGTTTGCGGATATTAAACGGACGCAACTCGAAGGGCAGGCCGCTGATCTGCAATTCCGTATCAATCAGCTGAGTGGACGGAAAGCGTTGACAGCTGATGAATCGCGCGACATCGCACTGCTCAACGTGCGACTCAGCAGCATTCAAAATCAAATCAACAAACTTCCTGATTGCGCCCGCGGATCACAGCAGCAGCGTCGCTAGTTCTCTCCCCTAGACTCCCCGTCTAGGGGATCTCTTCAAAAACCCCTGATTTTCAGCGGGGAGTGTGTTGTAAGTGCTTGATATATTCCACCAAAATGGACACACTTAGAAGTGGACATCATGTATCCTTATATGGGATGATGTTTCCGTAGGGTAGCAAAGGGATCTAGGAAAGTAAGCCTGGTAACTCCTAGACAGCCTGGAACTAAGACCGGGGCAGCGAGTCGGAGGAGAGAACACGAAGTCAAGACACTCTCCCCGAACAAACCGAGATCAGTACCGCGATGGGGCCAGCACAAGCCGACTACTCTCCGAGTCAGGGAGACAGGCGAGTCGAACCCCAGGAGATAGTAGGCGACGACCCAAGATCTTCGAGGCCCCAGGCGGGGCGAGTCGGAGAAGGGCACGCGGGGGAAACGGGCGGCAGCCCAAAACCAGCTACTCGGGATCGAGGACCCTAGCCGGGGCCGATCAACTGAAGGATCCGATACGGCAGCGGTAGCGCCGCCGGGTAGTCCTTCGGGGAGCATGACCACACTGGTCGGCTTCGTTCTCTCTTCGCGATGGGGACATCGCGGAATTCTTCCGACGCATCCTACTGACGATAGCGACACCGCCTCCGACAGCCGCAGCACCTCACGCCATCACGGCGACATACCCTCACACTCGCTCAGACCGATCGCTACGGACCTTGAAGCCGGGCGACGTTCAGGACTGGAGTAGTCGGCGGAACGCAGAGAGGACGACTCCGACGCCGCGATGACAAGCGAGCGTGGTCATGATGGTCTCAGGGTACATCCCTGACTGACGAGGGCCTCAGCAAGGCCGAAACCAAACCACTCTATCTGAGGAGGATACACATCATGGGTAAGCAGAACCGCAATCCAGCTCGCAAGTACAAGGCGCTCACCGACAAGCAGAAGGCCGATGTGGCCAAGCAGTTCGAGAACCTGATGTTCAGGTTCTTGCCGATAGGTAACACCAAGTCCGAGTGCCTGCTCTCCCTTACGCAGGTCGAGTCGATCGTCAACGGATGCATCAAGATCGAGCGGGCGGAGATTCATGCCGAGTTCGAGCCCGAGCCGCTGACCAGGCTCAAGCGCAAGGCCGGGGCGCTGCTGAGCAATAGATAGAACGATGCAACTCAAGTGTTTCGTCTGCGATCGTCGTCTCGGCCGCAACCCAGCACGAGCCGAATGTGAAGATGATCAGGTTGTACTCGTTGGAAGCGAGTGCTTCAAGCTGATCAAGGCAGCGGGCGACGCTGGGTATCAGCCGCAGAGTGGTGGTCCCAGGCTCTACCTGCTGGGGCTCGGCTACTCCAAGACTCATCCGGAAAAATCCTGGTTTCATACCAACGCGCCTGAGTACTGCAAGTGCTCAGCGCATAGCAAGTAGATCTCATGCAGTACGACCACTACTCAACCAATCAAGGAGACAACACCATGAAGCTGACCAAGGCGCAGATCGAGACCCTGAACAACGCGGAGCAGAACAGCAGCAAGGCAGGTCGAGTCTGGATGCCGACCTGGAACCACAAGACGATCGCGATCCTCCACGAGGCTGGGTTCATCGAGGAACTGGATGACATGAATCACATCCAGGTTGCTGAAGCGAAGGCGCTCATCCTCAAGAGTGCTGAGTCGATCGTTCGGATGACGGAAGAGAATCGCTACATGATGGTGCAGTCCTCGGCCCGGGCGATTCAGGGTCTCACGCAGGACATTCTCTCGCGGAGCTGGTATATCACCGAGGCTGGACGACAGGCGCTCATCCTCGCGAACGGGGGTGCATAGTCATGAATAGAGTCGAGCGCGAGGCGTATAACGCTGGACGGCAGTGGGTACGGGACAACAAGGAGAGTCTGACGCCAGGGCAGGATCTCCAGTCGCAGGCTATGGACCTGGCGCAGGGGAGTGGGATCGACGCTGACTGGGTCTATGAAGGGATGACCGACGAGCAGGATCACATGGAGGGCAAGCGATGATGGGAGCACTGATCACGACCCTGCTGCTCACCACGTTCTTTCTCTGGGCTGTCCTCGGGCACTCCACGGAGGCCGAGCGGCAGCAGGTGGTGGACAGCTCCTGCGCAGTGAAGGTCAAGCAGGTCCGCTACCCTGACGGGATGCGGACGCCAGTCTGCAATCCGACCGGCGTCGCCTGGAGGAACTGATGAAGCGTTACGGAGTGTGGTCAGGTAATCCGCGTGGCATTGCTGAAGATACGATCAAGTGTATTGACTCGGTTTATCCGGCGATCGATCGCGGAATGATCGAGGCTCAGTGCTCACGCAAACGTGGGTACGGTGAGCGGGGCTTGTTCTGCAAGCAGCATGCGAAGCGGAGCCGCGAGTACCAGCTCGAGCGGATCAACAGGAGAACAAACGGATGAACGAAGAGCAGGCGCAGCAGAAGATCTTCATGCGGCGCGCAGCAATCCTCTGTGTCATGGGGATGCAGAGCAAGCGCTACCACATGGACATGGACTACAGGGATGCACTCAACCATGTCTGGGAGATGATCCCGGAACCAATGCAGCTCATCCTCAACATCAAGCCAGGAGAACGTCAGTGATGACGATCGACATGGAGATCATCGACCTACACAATCCGCATCGTGGTCCGGCGTTCCTGATCGGACTCTGCGGCGCTCGATTCAACGGGATTCAGCAGACCGCGACAGGCTGGCCGAACGTCGTTCTCTTTACCGATCCGGTGACCAGCCTGACCATCGCGATGAACGAGAACGACGTGACCATCGGAAACGTCTGGCGTGTACTCAGGCAGCACCGCAGCACGCACTTCGGGATTCCGCAGTCGGCCTAAGCGGTATCAACCACTCTCAATCAAGGAGACCACCACCATGATCCAGTTCACGCGTTCCAATCGGACCGAGATCTTCATCGAGCCTCAGTTGCTGGAGCAGTTCTCTGACGAGCTGGTCAACGAGGGCCCGCGCAACCTGCCAGTGCTCCCGCTCGAGACCGTGCTCAAGAACGTCGATACGATCCACGTGGCATGCAACGGCACTCACGTCTGCGGTCTGCCGGTTCACCTGCAGGTGTTCGACCTCAACTCCTATCTCAAGCTCGCGCGGTCGAGCCGGAGGGCATAACATGAGCGAGCACGTGATCACGACCCTGACGCTGTTCCAGCAGGAGAACGTCGAGGCCAAGTACAAGACCACCAAGAAGGTTGATGTGGTGCTGACCAAGGATCTCAAGGGTGTCGAGCGTGTGCAGTGCGCGCATTGGTCCAAGGGCCCACGCGGCGGTTACACCAGTAGCATGTCGATCGGATTCAGCATGCAGGAGTTCGACGAGATCTACGCGGCAATCACGATCCTCAACACCGGGCTGATGAATGGCACCTATGCAGCGGTGCTCAACATCGACAAGCCGTGGGACAGCGTGATCCGCTGCACCAAGTGCAACGAGACGATGTCAGTGACGCACATGATGTTCCACAGGCAGAGCCCGCTGCACATCAAGCGTTGCGCCTAACCACTACCAACCAAGAGGAGATCACACACCATGGCGTACGTCAAGAGCATGCGCGTCGTTCACATCAAGGGCGTCGATGATCCGTTCACCCTGACTGCCATCGTCAAGGCGGCGATCGATCGTCGAGATCTGCAGCAGTTCAACGAGGAGCACAAGGCACTGACGAGCTATGCCGAGCTGGTCGCGCTCTGCGGCAAGTTCGTTCTGCTCGACGACACAAAGGAGCGTGGGAGTGAGCCGGAGTTCGGTGAGCATCGTGAGATCTATAACGATGTGACCGTGCCTTGGCGGCAGCGGGTGTGGGACACGGCGCAGTTCCTCCTCAACGATGCGCGGGTCACGAAGAGCTGGACAGTGATCGTCGCCGAATATCATCGGGAGGTCACACTTCATCTCTCACACAAGATAGCCTCGGGCGTGCATTCGCCGTCGGTCGGACTCGAGGCTGGTAAGTATAGCAACACCGAGAGCACCGTGAAGATCCGGACCTATCCGGGGCTGGCGATGAATCTCTCGTTGAGCAAGGCGACGCCGAGCAAGATCGCGATGAAGCTGATCGATCATGCTGAGAAGGCGCTGACGACCATCAAGGCTCGGCAAGATCGAGATACCTCTGCGCTCCAGAAGCGGGAGCAGAGCAAGAAGTTGGTCGCCGAGATCGAGCAGGTGTACGGCATCCCACGGTACTACGTGGGCTCCGGCAATCTCCAGATCCGGACCGATGGCGTCGAGCTGACAGTGGAGCCGAGTGAGTATGGGAACGCGTACCTCACCCTGAAGCTGGCGATCAGCGCCGAGACGAAGAGCATGCCGGCAGCGCTCGGCGCGCTCGTCGACTTGGTAAAGGGACTCAAGGCGGCAGCCGATCACGAGAAAGCCAAGCAGGTAATCGATGAGAAGCGGAAGTTGAAGCTCGTCCAGAAAGACTGAGCATCACAGGAAGAGGGAGAGTACCATCAACCACTCAGCACCCAAGGAGAACATGATGACCGATCAGGCGAAAGTGAACGCGCTCGAAGCGCAGCTGGGATTCAATCTCATGGCGGGCGGGCGACACTTTGGAGAGATGAAGCTGACCCCGATGGCAAGCGGGAAGGTGTTCATGGAGATGCCCGGCTCACTCGTCACTGTCGAGCAGGCATTGACGATCTCGGCGGTGCTCAAGAACGACGACCCGAACTGCTGCACCGGATGCTTCGTCACATCCGGGGCGACGCATGCGGATCTCTGTCCGGTATATACGATGCGCCTGCGGAATGATGGCGATGGAGAGAACAAGCCAAAGCGGAGGAAGCGGTGATGCCCAAGAACTTCAAGCACAAGAAAGACAAGATACGGGTGACCATCGAGACCCGTAACGGGAAGTTGGTCAAGGTCACGACGCTGATGCATCGAAAGGCGCGGGATCGTGAGGAGGTTGTTGAGCCCTACAATCCATTGTCGAATGTCAAACCGCCGCGTTCGATCTGGGATCAGCGCTGATGGCCAAACAGCGGGAGCCGGAACCGCAGGCGCACATTCCGTTCAAGACCTGGCTACTCCACAAACACAGCGAGAACATCTTCATGGTGACCAAGGTCATGGCGCTCCATGTCGAAACAGTGGATCTCGAGGATGGGCGCAAAGGCTCCGCCAACAAGTATCTACTGGCTCGCGACATCGCCCTGGGCGAATACGTCGTCGATCCGAAGGGACCAGACGCATGAGCGAGGACAGTCGCGTATTCAAGCAGATCGGCGCAACGCTTGATGGACTCTTTGCACTCGACGAACAGGGCGGTGTCTGGCGGTACTATCCGGCGAACAAGGGGAAGGGGACATATGCCGCCTGGTATCGTCTGACCGATTACCGCGTCGACAACACTGGACCACGCCCCAAGCCCGCTGACAAAGCACAGGTCGTCGTCGACGGCAACATCTAACGAGGAGACCACCACATGCATTTCATCGAGACTCTCGAGCAGTATCGCAACGCACGGTACCCGCTGCTCTACGTCAAAACCTACGAGGAGCAGCGGCTGATGGACGCGCTCGCAGAGATCCAGCCGAAGATCTACTGGTCGTCCACGCTAGGCTGGCATGGCGCGGAGAATCCGAAGGGCAAGGTCGCCATCGAGGCGATGCTCTCGCAGGTCAGCGGACTCCCCAAGGGGATGCTGATCGTGCTCAAGGATTTCCACGGCAACCTCGGGAATGGGACCGTAATCCGGATGCTGCGGGATCTCATTCCGCACCTGGAGCAGGAAGGCAAGTGCATCATGTTCACCGGTCCGGTCGTGAACATCCCGACCGAGCTGGAGAAGGACATTGTTCTATTGCCCTTCGCGCTCCCGACGCCGGAGCAGCTCGGGATGATTCTGGACCGCATCGTGCATGACACCGAGGAGAGCAGCAAGACTACGCTGGATGTCTCCGAGCGTCAGGCGGTCCTACAGGCCGCGAAGTCAATGACGATCAGCGAGGCGAAGAATGGATTCGCGTTAGCACTTGCGAAGGAAGGCGCGTTCAACAGCGAGGCTGTCAGGATCGTCCTGCGCGAGAAGGCGGGTATGCTCAGAAAGTCCGGGCTGCTCGACTGGATCGAGACAACGAGTGGGCTCAACAACGTCGGTGGACTCGGTAACGTCAAGCGGTATCTCGAGACCATCGCACCGGTGTTCTGGAATCCGGACGAGGCGCTGAAGTACGGATTGCTCGTGGAGGACTTCCCGCGGACGATCTTGCTCAGCGGTGTCCCGGGCTGCGGCAAGTCGGAGATGGCGAAGTCGATCCCGACCTATCTCAAGGTTGGGTGCGTCAAGACCGACTTCGGCCGGATCTTCTCGCAGGGTGGATCCAAGGTCGGCGCGGTGGAGGGGAACATCGAGGAGCGCAACAAGCTGGTCGAAACGATGGAGCCGATCGTCGACTGGTGGGACGAGGCAGAGAAGGGGCTGGCTGGATCCAGCGGACAGAGCACGGCGAATCCCTGGGAGGCCAGGATGACGGGCTCGGTGCTGACCTGGTTGGAGGAGCACCGGAGTCGGGTGCTCACCGTCGCCTGCGTCAACAAGCAGGATCAGCTCCCACCTGAGATGATCTCTAGATTTCAGAAGGCGTTCTTCGTCGATCTCCCGACGCCGGTGGAGCGTGAGGAGATTTTTCAGATTCACTGCAGCAAGCGGATGCCGTTCAAGAACTTCGATCAGGATGCCTACGTCGAGGCCGCAGAGTACAGCGAGGGCTACAACGGTCGTGAGATCAGGAACGCGATTCAGTTCTGTTCGGCCGCGAGCTTCAGCGCTGGGAGCAAGGGTGCGACGATGACCTTGCTTAAGAGGGCAATCAGGGGAATCAAGCCGCTGTCAAAAACGCGGCCTCAGGACATTGAGGCGTTCCGTCTGTGGGCGCGAGAGCATGACATCGAGCCTGCGTCTGCTCCGGTTGCGATCGAGGATGGCAAGCGCGTCGTCAACATCAAGAAAGGTAAGTGATGGACGAGCTGTACGGTCAGCATTACGGATGCGGTTGCATCGCGTATATCAGTCACATCGTGCACTGCAAGCTTCACGTAGCAGCACCGAAGCTACTGCAAGCCCTGAAGGTGTTGCTCACCAATCACGAGCTGGGTGAGTACGAGAGTCAGCAGCGTGGGCTGCCTCGTCTCATCGAGGCTTGCGATCTCGCACGGAATGCAATCACTCTAGCCGAGGAGGTCTAGACCCAATGCCGACCAAGAAGAAGAGCACGAAGGTTTCTGTCGCGACCGTGATGAAGTTCGTGGAGCAGAGCGCGCCCGTCACGGCGAGCGTCTTCGACAAGGGACTCTGCTTCCAGTTCACGTTCGGGATGCCCGGCTTCCGGGCCAGGGTCGATAAGGATCAGATCGATGCTGGTGATGCCGACAAGGATATGCTAAGCGTCGGCAAGAAGCTCCTGGAGTGCGATGAGTACGATGCGATCCGGAGCCTGTACGGAGACATCAAGAAATACCTCGGCAGGAAGGCGATCCCGACCACGCTGAGGAAGTCGTACTACCTCATCCCGATCGAGATCGCCGAGGAGGCGATGCAGAAGATGTTGGAGTACGAGACCGAGCTGGGCGTCAGGGTGGATACGTTCATCGCCGTCTACTCGGCGACGAAGGAGAATGCCAAGAAGCGACTCGGCAAGCTGTACCACGAGGACGACTACCCGGCGGCGTCCGCGCTGAAGGGCTCGTTCTACATGGAGTTCAGCCCGAGCGAGGAGCGCGTCCCTGGTCGACTCGAGGCGATCAACAAGAAGTTGTTCGTGAAGTACAGCGAGGATCTGAAGAAGAAGATGATCGAGGCCGCGGGCGACATCCGGATCCTACTCCGCACGCAGCTCCACGAGATGACGCTCCACCTCAAGGAGCGTCTGTCCGGGACCAATAACAAGGGTGAGAAGAAGGTGTTCAGGCAGACCGCGATTCAGCACATCATGGAGTTCATCGAGAACTTCGAGCCGAAGAATGTCACCGACGACAAGGATCTCACCAAGGTTGTGGGCACTCTCCGGAAGCTGATGGAGGGCGTCGACGCCGAGACGCTGCGGGACGACGAGAAGTTTCGGGCGCGGGTGGCAAGCGACTTCACGGCGGTGGTCGCCGATCTTGATGTCCTGGTAACCGCACAGGCTGCGCGAGCGGTGAAGCTCCCAACCAAGAAGGAACAGGCAGCATGAACCCGATGAGCGTCGGGCAATTCATCGAAGCTGGGTGTCAGTGGACGAAGTCGCTTGCAGTCTTCAACTACATCCATGCATCGACGAGCGGCAACCCCTGCCAGACCGGCTGTGCGTACTACGAGGGCGGGAAGTGCGAGGCGTTCCGCCAGCTGTTCCCGAACGCGCAGATCAAACGTCCGCCGATGACGAAAGGTACGCAGCCGGTCTCTAAGAGTGCCTTTCGGACAACTGGCTACGTTGCGCCGAGCAAGAAACCATTCAAGTGGTAAGAGAGGATCACACCATGACAGCCCAATGCACGGTCCGCTGCCGCAACACGGTATGCGAGCAGGTCAGCAACGTCGACATGCAGCAGGGTGGCTCGCTCGGTGGGAACTTCCCTCGCTTTCTCCCACCGCTGAGCTGTCCGAAGTGCAACAGTGAGAATATGCAAATCATCGAGATCAGAGTGAAGGAGATTCCCAAGTGAACAACGACGACAAGCCAAGCAGCACGTGGTTGGAGATGCAAGAGCGGAAGGCGCAGATCGACGTCTGTCTCAACCGTAAAGACTGGATGACGGGCAAGCTGCCGGAGCCGGTGCTGACCCAGGTCGATCCTGAGGATCAGCGGCCTGGTGCACCAGTGGTCTACCTGATTTGCCTGCTCGCCATTGCCCTGGTCGGTGTTCTGGCCTGGGTGATTTACAACGGACATGGGCTTCGGTAGGATCTCAATCACAACGAAAGCGAGGAGATCAACGACATGGATCGAGACGCACAGAACCTGCTGGATACTGTTACAGACGAGTTGAGACACAACAGCGAGGACATGCACCGTCTCACTCGGCGCAGGCGTATTCTCGAGCGTGCTGCCACGTATCTCCGGACCGGCAAAGCTGCCGGGCTTGTCGAAGCTGAGCTAGCCTGTGAGCTGCCACAACATTCCAATCTCATCACCCTGAACCGGACCACGAGGAGGACCTAATTATTTCACATATCGTGAGGACCACCGCAGAGATCAAGAGTCGGGAACAGCTCGAGCGGGCGCTGAGCAGTCTCGGCTGGACAGTGAATGAGAACGCCAAGCCCCGCTACTACTACAGCGGCAGCGGCGTATACGGGAACGAGTCAGTGCTCTGCGACTACGTCGTGGAGCTGCCAGGCAAGTACGACCTCGGTCTCAAGCAGGATCTCGATGGCAAGTGGCATTTCATCTGTGACTCAGAGTTGCTGCGAGGCAACTACGGCCGTGGGTCACAGGGTCGAGCGATCGTCGGTGAGGAGGCGGTGAACCTGACTCAGGCTCTCGGCGAGGTCGAGGTCGAGATGATGCTGGAATCGAAGGGCATCAGCTACAACAAGATCATCGTGAACGGGCAGACGGAGTACGAGATCGACACGGAGTCTCAGCAGGTACGCGATCAGGTCGCGCTCAGCGCCTAGGAGATCTCCTAGGACTCTCAGGAACCCCCAGAAAGTGTGTCCTAAGTAGGTGATTTTATAGGTCAAAAACGGCTCATCTAGAGGGGGGTGGGAGACCCTCAGGCTAGGCAGCCTTGATAAATCAGGTACTTATACGGCACTCCTGGGGTATCCCCTGAGTCTAGGGGAGAACGATCAACCTGGGTCAACCTCTGACCCCTGGCTAGGGCGGGTAGGCTCCACGCTAGGGCCATAGACGACTGGGAGAGAATCCTATGGGCAGCAAAGTCCGGATCACGGTGAAGGGCGGTAAGATCGCGACGGCGGCGGAAGGGTACGTCGGCACCGGCTGCGAGAAGGATGTCGAGTTCTTCGCGAAGTCACTCGGTGGTGAGCAGCGCGAAGCAACGCATACGCCGACGTACTACGAGACGCCGGAGCAGTCGCAGGAGAACGAGCGGTGAAAAAGAAACCGCGGGTGGCACAATGCTGGCAGTGCAAGAGCAAGCTGGTCAAGGGCGTCTGCCCAAAGAACTGCGGGCCGAAGGCGCTCGGTGATCTCCTGAGAATCGGGTGATGAGCATCAGAGCAGGTGTGACCATCATGTTCCTGGTAGCCTGTATGGCCATGATCGTTGATGGGACGAAGGTCGCGGGTGTCTTCGTTCTCATCGTCTACGGCGGTGCCTATCTTATCAGACGAGGTCAGCGATGAAACACAAGATCGTCGTCAGAGCTGGTACGATCACGACGCGCTACACGGAGTCCCTGCCCGTCGCGGATCTCGGTGGGCAGGCGGTGATCGAACGCGCTGCTGAAGTGGAGTGGTCACCAGTGGCGAAGGGCTGGACCGTTCAGCTGGTCGATGGGCCGGTACTCCCCGGCGCCTGGACGAGTCGGCAGCAGGCGCTGGACGCCGAGATCGAGGCCGTCGATGCCCGCCTCTAAGTTCACCCGTGCAGACTGTCGCGGCGGTAAGGCGTGCATCAAGGAGGACATGAAGCACGCAATGAAAATCGTCAAGACGGAGAAGATCAAAAATATTTTTCCCAAACGTTGCTCGGCTACATACTGCTCTTCAAAACCTTCTTCCAAAAATTTATATTCAAACGGCATCGCCGGCGCAAATGCCTTCCAGTCGGATTCCAACAGCTTAATGCTGCTTTCCAGATCGGCGCGCGGAACGCGAACGACGATGCAAGAATTTGGAATTTCGTAAGATTGCGATTTGTGATGAAACAACGCAAAAGGTGAAATCGGCGAATGCAGCGTCACGAAATTGAAGTCTTTCATCACACCGATGACTTTATACTCTCGATTGTCGCCGCCGGGATAAGTGAGAATTTTGCCAAGTGGATCATCCCAACCGAAATACTTCATCGCCGATTCATTCAAAAGCACGCCATCGACATCAGTGGAAAATTGTTTTGAAAAGCCGCGGCCTTTAACGATCTCGATACCGAGCGTGGCGAGAAAATCATTGTCGGCCATATAAGAATTCAATTGAATATCGATTTGCTCTCCGCCTTTGCCCTCGGCATTGTAAGAATCCTCAAAACCAAAATACGGCGGGACGGCGGTGGCAATCGAGGCGTTGATAAAGCGGGAATTGCTTTTCAGTTTTTCCTTAAATGCCTCTGCTTGATTGCCCAGCCGGTGATTTTCATTCGA